TTTTTATACATATCCTTAGTATAAACACTAGTGGTAATAGGCATCGCTTCTGCTATATTATTAACTTTCTCTAATCTTTTAATACGTGCATTAACACACCTTAATTGATGTTCTAAGCTCTCTACCTTGATCTTCAATACAAAGGTCATCTCTTCCTCTAGGGAACGAACTCTTTTATTTAGATGATAAACACCTAAAGATGACCAAAACAATGCTGCTGTAATTCCTATCGATATAACATATCCCATTAAATCTAACATTTAAGCCTCTTTCCTTTTAATACTGTCTATTACTATATTGATTCCTAAGCTTACTAATCCTATCTATTACCATATTGATTCCTAAGCTTACTAATCCTATTACAACTGATGTAAATGAATTATAAAATAATCCTATAGAAATGAATATTACTGCTCCCATATATCCCATTGTTCTCATTATTGTTAAAACTCCTACTACTAATGACCAAAAATGTTCTCTTAAACTCATATTTTCTTTTTTCATTATAAATAAAATATTTAATGTATTGTCCGATACTCTTTTAATGCCACAGCCAAAAATTACATCGTCATCATCTGATAATTTCTTTTTCACATTCTCTCCTCTCTTATTGATTAGATCATACAGCTTACAAAATTACAATGCAATGAAAATTTTATTGATTAGTAAAAAATATTACTAGCATCTTTTTAAACGGCAAAGAAGGCACCTTGATCCTATCTAATAGGGAAAGATACCAGAAAGATATCTAAGGGCAATCTATGGCCTTCTCTGTGATTTTAAATGCTATATTATGAACTCCATGTTCATCTCTATTCCTAACTCAGGATCAATCATTAATAATATAGCGCTTAAATCTCCTCGGAAATGAGTAGAAACATAGTCTATGAGGAATTTATTCCCATCACTGCCTTTGAAGACTGCCTTACCATCTGTGCTTATCAACTCTAAACGTGCTAACCAAGAATCATACTCAGAACTGCCGACCTTATCCTTTAACACAGGCTGTAATTCATTCCATTGTTGAATCTTAGGGTTATCAGACTGTTTAATCTCAATGGGCTTGATGATAGTTGCCTTTAAGGGTCTTTTATATTTTTTCTCATCAAAGTCAATCTCTGCATACTCCTTATGTTTGCAGATCCAATTCTGCCAAGTTGCGAACCACTCTCTTTTAGAAGGATCATCAGCTAATAGAGTCCAATAGCGCTTAAATTTGGCCGCCTCTTCTCCAATAGTCTTGCCGCTTACTTTTCTCTCGATAGCCCAGTCATACCATTCTTGTGGCAATTCCCAATCCAATGGAAGAGGAGTCTTAGGCTTTCTTTTGGCTTTCTTCTCCTTCTTCGGAAAAGGATCTTCCTCTTCAAGGGGGAGGGGAGCATTTTCTAAAATGCTCATTAGGGCCAAAGGGCCCTCCTCTTTCTTGTTATAATAATAGTTATATGTAACAGGTATAGGTTTAACGTTTGTGTTAAATCCATTTAACATTTTTGTGGAATGAACAGGAATGCGGCTTTCAGAGGGGAAAATTTCTGCAAGCGTTGATTTTGCTTGCTTTTCTGGCATGCTTGAATTGTTAAATCCATTTAACATTTTTGTGGAATGAGTAGAATCAAGGGGTTTAGGACCAAGAAAACGCTCTTCATCAACAAATGCGTACCATGCAGTCTTGTCATATTTATGCTTATTGTAATTGCCTATTAAGATCACATTCTGTTTCACGAGACTCTTTATGATCCATTCGATCTGTCTAGCAGTCCAGAATTTATAAGTATTCTCGGTAAAATACTTTATAGAATTATAAGTCCAGTATCTACCATCATGGTAATGATGATTGTGTGACTTATTATAAGTGAGCATATACTTAAAATGATAAATCATTATAGCTTCATTTACTCCGTATTGTGCGGCTATCTCAGAATTGAATTGGATGGTAGACATAGTCGAGGATTTTCCCTTCGTTAGAGGCTGCAATAATTGGACTATAATCCTAATTAAGAGGAGATGAAAAGAGGGGGGCAAGCATTTAGTTGAAAACTTACCAATGTACCTACCAAAGTAAAACTTAGGGGAAAATCCTGGTAAAAAATACTTCTTTAAAATTAGCTGTTGACAAGATTAAAATTTTAATGCATTAATATAAATATTAACAAAGGGGGAAGATAATGAGTAAAGAAAATAATATAAATAAAGAAATTAAAGTTATACAGCAAATACAAGAAATGGCTATTAAATTAGATAGAGAAGTATACTCTACTATTAGAAAGGTACAAAAATTCAAAGACTTTGATGTTAATATAGCTCCATTCTCTTTGTCAGAAAAAGTATTATTGGGAATGCAATCTTTAATAACTAAATATCAATTATTAAGACTGCAAAGGAAACTAGAAAAGGAGCATTTAGATGCTAACTAATGTAGATCCTATGTGGGCATTAAGAAAAAATATTGAATTTAAAATGAACCAGGCTACTGAGGCTTATAGACAGATATGCCTTGTGTATGAGGAGTGTTATCGCACATTATGGGAATATGAGGATGGCCTGAACAGCTATATGGAGATGGAAAATGACTGATGAAGAGAAAAAAAAATTTGATGAGGAACATCCTGGTTGGAAAGAGTATTATAATAATTACAAAAAACAAAAAGTAAGCGAAGATTCTCTTGAAGAGAGAATTAAACAAGTTGGAGATATACATCTAGAATATGTGGCGAATGGGGACAAGTCTAATTTGGTAGGAGCTACAATACCTACACCACCAAATGATCCAATAGATGATGCTTTTTTGATTACCTACCGTTTGGAAGCATTAAAGTTAGCTATGGAAATGGCTCTTAAGATTGACTTCTTTCAAGATGAGTATCTTTCTGGTAAAGATGGATTACTAAAAGACATAGACATCTTACATGAGATAGCAGCTCAACACGTAAAGTTTTTGCTAGGGAACAAATGAAATGTCAAGATTATTCCCAGAAAATACTGATGGGCATCAAGATAATAAGCCCTTTAATAAAGAAGATATCTTGCATAAGATTAAATTAAATATACCACCTCCATGGTTTTGGTGTACAATGGAGCAGCGCTTATCTGATGACAAATCTGATTTTAATCCGGTCTATGATCTTCTTATAATGAGGAATAAGACTGTTGATGAAGTAATTAGATATGTCACGCCATTTACCATGCATGAAAAGAATGTAAATACTGTTTATAGCATTGTAATAGGAGTTTTTATTAAGTCTATTGATGAGCAATTCATCAATTATATTTATTCTGATGAGATGGTCAATGCCTCTATAGTAGTTGATTCCTTTTCTGAATTGCTTAATTTTCTTAAAAAGGTGGATTGCAAAGAAGGAGGTATTAAAATAAATGAAGAGTCAAAGTGAAAGCATTAGTAATATAACTCCAGCCTTTATCAAAGCTCAAAATGAGTTTGATCCTATCATTAAATCTGCCAAGGGTTATAACTATAAATATGCTCCTTTAGATAATTGTTATAATGCAACACGTAAAGCATTGTTCAACAATGGATTAGGCATAAAGCAGCCGTTGGGGTATAGAGAAGGGAGCATACAGATATTAATAACTACTCTTCTGCATACTAGTGGAGAGTTTTTTGAAAGCTATACAGACATTGATATTGGCCAGTTTACATCTATCCTACAAAATGATAAAGATCTTAAGAAAACTACCAACCTCTTGCATGCGTGGGGTTCAACCTTAACCCATCTAAGGCGCTATGCTTATTGTGCTATGCTTGGCATAATCGGCGAGGACGAAGACAATGATGGTGTGATAGAGACTCATGTATCACAGCCTAAAGGCACTTCTTATACTGGTGGTGATCGGGCTAATTTAAACAAGAGACATGAAGATATTGTAGTAGAAAATGTAAAGAAATTATCTGATCTAATCAAAGAAAGCGGATGTGATCCTATTGATTTTACTAAGTTTCATGGTATTAGCAGGAATGAGCCACAAACCATCAAAAATGCACTGGTTAATTTTAAAGAGCTATTAACTCAATTTAATAATCATTCTATAATGGGGGAGTAACATGGCAGAGAGAGCATATGCTGATGATGATGAAAAACAAGAACTCTTTGATAAATGGCACGAAGGTCAGATAGCCTATTATACCTATGTTAATACTGGCGGCCGTAGTGGGGGCTCATTTAGCGAATTATGGGATAATAAAGAAAGAACAGAGAATGCATTTTATGATTATATTAAGAAAAACCGCGAGCCTGTGCGAAAGGGTATTCTATCTAAAATAAAAGGCATGTTTAAGGGTAAATAATGCTAGACCTTGATTTTAAGTACCCATTGGTTTCTAAAGAAAGCAAAAGACTCTGTATTAAAGCGAATGATGCTCATGCTAATTTTATGGAAGCTACAATGATCTTTAATAATTTAGCTAAAGATATTTTTCCTAAAGAGTATGAAGATATGATTAGGGCAGACGCAGACTACATTAATGCTGAAATAGATTATATAAGACACATAAAGATTATATATAAACTATGAATAATCCAATGTTTGGACCAAAGTATGAATTCTAGATTAGAGTATGAAAAAGAGGTCGAAGGTCTTGATATCGCTCAAGTGAAACTTGAAGGAGCTTGTATCTCTGAAACAGATTATTTTATTGCATATGGCCACTGTCCTAAAAAGGGAAGTGCTCAATATAAAGAAATGGAACAAGAAAAAAAGATGATCAAAAAAATAGGAGAAATGAATTTAGTTGAAATAAAATCATGGCTCCAACATCCTAAGCTCTATGGCAGCGGTCACATATGTTATTATTTATTTCAAAGAGGAAGAGATTTAGGGATGAGCTTTGAAGAATTAGATAAATATAGAGATGAAATTCGTAAAAGGAATTTTGCACCTTATAGTAATTGTTCATTAAGCACAAAAGATATATTGAAAGGAAACGCAGATGTCAACATCAGTTAATAAAGTCATTTTAATAGGTAATCTTGGTAAAGACCCTATAGTAGGCACTACTAATGATGGTAATAAGATAGCTAACTTATCTCTAGCCACTAGTGAGTCTTGGAAAGATAAAATCAGTGGTGAGAAAGTATTTCGCACAGAATGGCATAAGATTGTTATCTACAATAATGCTTTATCTGAAGCAGCTAGTACATATCTTAAAAAAGGCTCAAAGGTTTACGTGGAGGGACAGCTCCAAACACGTAAGTGGGTTGATAATAACGAAGTAGAACACTCAACCACAGAAGTTGTTATTTCAAGATTTAATGGTATGCTTATAAGCCTTAATAACACCAACAATCATGTAGGAGGAGAACCTTTTACACAATCCTTCTCTAGCGCCGTGGATAAAGAAGAGCCGCCTTTTTAAGGCCAACAGTCCCATTCTTCTGTAGTTATAAATCTGGTGACTGAGCGGTTACTATTTGCAATACCATTGCTTCTGCCATGTAAGAAAGAGACACGATTATCAAAATTATGTTCTATAATATCAAATTCAGGCGTGAATGTATAATACTTAAAACATACTGTGTATCCGTTACATGAACAATAATCTATATACCAACTTTTTCTGTCATTCCATACGTTTTCTCTTTCCGTGGCATCAGTAAGCTCATAACTACGAACCATTCTCTCTCCGGCCCAATAAATACTTGAAATTACTAATCTATCCGGGTAAACTGAGAAATACCATCCATCTGACTTTTCATGTTCTATGTGGAGAGAGAGTAGTTCTTCTGCAGTTAAATTTTTAAAATCATCATCAGTCAAAGTTCGCATCTTTTTGCCGCTAGGCCAGTAAACAGTTATCATTGTATTATTCCTTTCCTATATACATCAAAATAAAAATTATTAGTGCAGCTAAAAACATTAGCGCATTCATAAAAACATCTTGTAAAAACGAATTGAAATAATCTATACTAACTATAGTCATAATTAGTTTTTTCCAAAGATAGTTAATTATGTACCTTAATTATACCTAGATGTTTTTTAGCTCCGGACATCTAGGTATAATACATCTAAATCAAGTTGTAACAATTAATTGAAAAAGTCAATCATATTTTTATGAATTGGATTTATTATCTTCTGTTATGTCAGTATTTAAGCGGCTTTGCTCAATCATTTCTCTAATAAAATGGGTAGGAGAACCATTACCTTTCTTATGAAGATATTCCCAATCTTTTGTGGTTAGATAGATTGATTTTGTTTCTTTACGTTCTCTCTGGTGTGTTTCCCATGTTTTTGCATTTGACATATTATATTCCCTTGTCTATTATAAAGATGCTATACGACATGTTGTTCAACTGTATATCAGTATGCTACTTTTTTCCTTGTCGTATAGTACCACATTTTATTGTTGAATACTATTAATTACTTGAAGGTACCCATATGGCAGAAGACATAATAGAAGAAAAAGATAGTGAACCATTTGCTATGTGTATTGAAGATGTGTTGTGGGTTACGGGCAGAGGTCTTATGGTAATAGGAAAAACAGAAGAAAATTCTGTGCTTCCTAAGGCAGGAGATAAAGTACAAATAATAGGTGGTCTACATAAACCTCTAAGACAAGCCTCAGTTTTAAGGGTTCAAAAAATGGCCCTATTATTTGACCCTCTTATTCCGACTAATGAATTTGCTATTGTATTAAAAGACTTAAACCGTGAAGATGTAGAAGTGGGGGACATGTTAGTCTTATGACTAAGATATTTTCCTCTTGACAATGGCTCTTGCTTTGGTTTATAAGGTAATCATATACAAGGCTAATACCTGTATATTACATAAAACTTAAAGGAGCTAAAGTATGAAAAGAACTATTATACGTATATCTATGGCTATTGCCATGTCTCTCTCATTGTCCACCGCTTACTCGTCAGACATCGAACAGACTGAGTATACACCGACAGTTGGGCGTAACTTTTTTAAGACGGCGCTTGTAGGACTGGGGATCATGAGTATGGCACAGGCTGATACAACTACGCTTCCAATAACAGGATTTTATATAGGTAAATTAGATGAAGAAAATATAAATCCATCAGCCAATTTAACCATCAGTAAAATCATTAATACGTCATGCAATTTTGATTACAACCATTACTCAAAAAATTTAATAGATGTCTCTCTGCAATTTTCAGGTGATTTTACTAGTTATTCTTTTCCTGTAAAAGATAAGGAAAATATTTTAGATATTTCTGTCAAGCGGGCATATTTATGTTCTATCCCATTTTGGGGAACATTCCCTATAAGGATTAAATTGAATTATGATGTTTATCATGAGTTTACATACTTTTCTATGATGACATATGCTAGTTCTGCTATAAACCATGGCTCTTCACTCACTAACGAGATGCCTTGCCCACCTCCATCTCATTATGGTTGTCAGCCCATACGTACATATTTTGATGATGTCTTTAAGCACGTTATTGATACAGGTACTTGTCCGCCCTTACCAACCTTATGGCCAACAACTTTAACTCTTACAACCCTTATAGCCCACCCAACACCTAGGCCTACACCACAATTGCTTTTAACAGAAAATAGCTAACAGATAGGAAATATATTATGAAGAAATATATACTAATTACTGCCATGTGTCTATCGCTGTCCACCGCTTATTCATCAAGCATTGAACCAGCTGAATATACTCCGGCATCAGGTCGCAGCTTCTTTAAGACAGCGCTTGTGGGGCTCGGGCTGATGACTGTGGCTAAGCCTGTTGAGGCTCAACAATCTTTTTCTTATAAAGATATTAAAGGATTTGGGTATTGTTATTTGGGAACCGTAGATGTTAACAACACAAGAAATATGAATCAGATAGCTATAAATTCCATTAAAGATGCTCCTTGTAATTTCTATTTTGATTACCCTGCTGATGCATTTAGAAATATATCGATGACTATATCAACTACATGTATACCAGATACCAAAGGACGTACGTTCTCAACAACTAGTGGATGGCCTGATAGCCCTATTTATCATTGTTTACGTATTAATATCAATAAAATAAATATGTGCTCAAGAGAATATAGTGTAAGCTATGATGGGGAATTAAAATGGAACTATAAAAATAACAATCAATATCAGTATTTTTCTCTATATCTATATAATAATCCAGATTATAAAGCTTATATATCAGATGATGGTTATAATACATTATCCCCATACTCAGGTGTTGTTTCTGGGAATAATTATATTTTTGATAAAACATTTGAGACTTATATGAATACTGGTAGCTGCCCTACACCAGCTAGCTAAACTTAACATGAGGTGTGATTAGTGTAGAAAGGAACTAACAAACTCACTAATCACATTAACTGTTTAGCATTACCAGTAATCTTTAACAAGGGGTAAGTATCAGAATCATCTGATCTTAGATTGTTAAACATGTGGTATATTTTTTTGGTTCTGCCAATTATCAACTCTCCTTTTTGCTTCAATATACTGCTCTTCCCTTGCTGCTTGCTGCGCTAACTGTGCTGCGGTTGGCGCTATAGCTGGAGCTGTAGCTGCCATTAGATCAGCAATTGACTTCTTAACTGGTTTTATATCCCGAGGTACTCCTTGAGCTCCCACTAAATGGTTAGGAATAAACCATTGTCTACCAGTCCTTGGATGAGTATATGTCTCTGGTGGGTTTCCTAAACTTTGAAAGGTAAACCCTGTAAATCCTGGACCTGTATATTCTTTAGTGCCGTTCTGCGATATATCAATAGCTCGAGCAGTTCTAAGAGGATTTATTGTGTGTTGAACAGGAAAAGTAACTGGTTGGCCAGCTCCTAGTACTGCTTGTGTAGTAGGATTCTTAATAAATATTTTTAAATCCTTAAGTTGTCTTCTATTCATCCCTATTAATGTACTTGCAGGTATCTCGCCTTGTGTATATCTACGTTGTGCTTCGGCTTGTGCTTGTTTCATAAAATCAGTTGGATCTGCAGTACGTTCAACATGACGAATATGTTTATGTCCAAACTTTTCTGGTCCAATTCCTCCTTGTAAATATTTAAATACTCCTGGGTCTGGTTGTGGGGGGGGAACGGCTGCTGCTACTACTGGCGGCGCTTGTGGCGGCGCAGCAGGTGGTGCTTGTAGAGGCGCAGGTGGGGGAACGACAGCGGGTTGTTGCGCCGCCGGTACTCCCAAAGGTATTAATGCATTAGGGTCAGGTATACCTCTATTTAATCGTTTAGCTTTCTTTACTCTATCACCCTTTCCATAACCCCTTCTTACACCGCCACCCGCTGCATAATGATTGCCTTCTGTATCTCTATTCAAATTATGGATTATTTCCTGATAAGCTGGTCTACCCAATATGCCTTTCAGACCTTTTATATGATATTCCATAGCCTTAGGATTCTTGATTTTAGTGCCTCTATAGGCCCAGTTTATGAACCTAGGGTTAGCAAACATGCCTTTAGAAATTGCAGATGTTGCTGCAATGGATAAAACGTATTCCAACAAAGAACCAACAGGAGAACGACCTATTAACGTATTAAAACCGGTGTAGGCCATTGCTTTAGTCGCTTCTGTATAAGCAGTTCTACTAGGGTTACCATAGGTTGCTAGTTCTTTCATCTTATCTATAGAACGGATTACACTTTCTACCTTATTTCTCATCGGTGAAGAAAGTGGTTTAAATAATAAATCTTTAGTCTCTTTAGGCTGATTAGAAATTCGCTTAGCAAGCAAATGTATATCATATTCATTACCCTTCTTGGCCATCTTTTGCATGAGAGCATCCAATGTTTCTTTCTGAGTAGTCCTTTTCTGAGAAGCATAAACTGTATCTAATAAAGATCTGTCAAGCTTGCCGCTATGGCCAATGCTATCAAATATCTTGTTTGCCTCGAAATCAGGTATTTCTTTAGCTTCCACCAAATGTGGTTTACGTTTTTCCGCCCACTGCGAATAAAATTTATTATATCTATTCCATTCCTTGCTAGCTCCAATGCCATGCATATAGTCTTTAATATCATCATTAAGCTTGCCTCTCAGTTGACTTAGTCTGCCTTTACTAACAGAGCCAAGTTCTCCCTTAGATATCTCATCAAATAATGTGCGTCTAAATTCTTCTAGATCACTTAGCGGAACTGTACCACGATTCTCTAATGCTCTTTTCCTTAAAGCTTCATATTGTTTACCAATAGCAGTGTTCTTAAGTTCAGACCTGGCAGTGGCGGTGCCTAGTTCGTGTTCCAGCTTCTCAAAATAATGTAATGAATCCGTCACATCTATAAGATCTGTAGGCGCTTTAGCTACTTTCTTCATGTATTGATTTTTAAGCTTTTCGGTAACATCAGATGCCTTTTTCCCATATTCCTTAAACGCACTCTTGATATTCTTGCCAGCTTCTTGCTCTGTATGAGCTAGTCCTTTGGCGCCAGTTCCTAACGTCTCCACCATATGCTCATACTGTTTTGCGGTCGCATTCCTTAATTCACTGGTGGGACTTATGTTCTTAATAGTGTTCTCAGCGCTTTTAATTAATGGGTGGTCACTAGCTTGTCCTAATGTTGGAGATATCCCCATACCATGGAAAGCCTCTACATTCTTAGGATTAATCTTTAATATACCAGCCATGCTTCTAGGGTTTAATGCACCCAGTGCTGTACGTGTGCCTATATCAGCTGCGAGTCCTGTACCTAATGATCCTGCAATACCCTCTAAACTTCCTTGATTATTTGGATTCGCTTCTTGGTAGGCTCGTCCAGCGGTCGCACCTGCCCCCGTAGCGGCTAATGCTGATGGGTTTGTAGGGTTAATTTTTGCAAGCCCTCTACCGAGCTTAGAAGCGTATCTAGAGGCATTTCCCGCTAAACCCGCTCCAGTAGCGGCTTGTGCGAGGGTATCCGCTACAGCTTTAGTACCAGATTCTGCTAAACGCTCCCCTGTTGTTCGAGGAGTTGTATAACCACCTGTTAAAGTATCAATACCCTTAGCTACTTCTTCACTAGGATAACCAAATTGATAATTCACCCCAGCTTTACGTAAACCATAGTTTGCCGCCATACTTGCAAGATCACCTAAGCCCATTGCTCCCGATGCAATGTTCCTTGGAATCTGAGCGGCCATACGTAAGTATGATCCTTCAGAGTTTGTTTCTGGGTTTCCAGTACGCCACTTAGCAAAAGGATCGTTATTCTGTGAAGATTCACCAGATGTGCGCCACTTAGCAAAAGGATCATTAGCCATAATTAGCTCCTAATCTTAAAGCCTCATTTACTTCACTCTTAGGTACAGATAAAGGATTACCATTAGGATCAATCATAGAAACAACCCCACCGTGCTCAGGCTCATTTTCTAATGATTCTTCTTCCGGTACTTCTCCTTCCAGAAAGTGCGGAGGTACTTTAATCTTAAATCGCTTTTCAATTTTCTCTGGTGACCAGCCAGCTGATAATAATGCAGAGATACTATGTTCTAATACATCATTTGCTCCTTGATCCATCATCGCAAGAGCTTCTTGGTTAGCCTCTGGGTAATTCATTGTATTAGGCTTAGTAGTTTCAATACGCTTTAAGAACTCTTCCGATCTTGGGATATTCTTCATGCCTTGATGCATATCTAAGATAAGCTTGTTAGTAGCTACTTCAATCTGGTTATCTATCTTGGTTTTTGGAATAATCTTTTTACCGAACCCGACCAGTGGACCAGAGCTAGTTTGCTTTACTAAACCACTTAAATTACTTAATTCCTTCTTCATTCTAACAGCACGTAGAAGATCTTTCTGGGCATCATGTTCTAATTTCTTCTCCGTTGCAGACATTTTAATAGGCTTTTCCTGAGCCTCTGCAGCCCTTGAGTACATCATATCATGAGCACGCTTAGTCTCAGCATTGTGTATATTGTGCTGTCTCTGCATTTCTTCTTGATTCTGCATATTCGCATGATATTGGGAAAGGAATTGATGCTGATTAACCTTTGATTGATTGATCTTGCTTATCAGATTATGATACTTTTCTTGAGCACTCAGATTTCTGCCTTGAGCCTCTTTAAATGCCTGTATTCCTTGAGTTGCCCCTTCCCCAAAGGATTGCATCGGACCTTTATTTAAATTAGCTAACTGATGAGCACCAGCGGTCATTAAATAATCCGCCATAGGATTAGCTCTATAGTTCTTAAAGTGTTGTGCACTCTCTCTCATCTCTGCTTCTTCAGGACTTTCATGAATATGTCCTCTCAGCTGCTGAAATTGAGAAGCAGCTCTAGCTACAGAATCCCCAGCAGCGTAGCCACGTCTAACATGGCCTCCTTTTGCATGTGGTTGTGCCTGACCAGCGAGACCTGCTAATAAGCCTGATACACCTGACATAGCTCCAAAAGCATTAGGTGGAGGTGGCGCCATAGACTCTGCAGATAAGGTAGGTTGAGGATGAGGAAATCCACCAGCAATAGCAGCTTTTCTAGAGAGTTCTATATATGGTCTTTCCATCTCTTCCGCATGTTCTTTTTGTAAAACATTCAGCTCATTTTGAGCTTGTTGCTGTTTATTTCTTGCTAAATTACTAATTGTACCAACATTTTGATTTAAAAATGCTTGGCCTGTAGTAGAATTAACTCTTAACGCTTCAGCAGCTTGTAAACGTGCTGCTCGTTGAGCTTCATGAGAATGACCAGCTACCTGAGCTTGGCTCAAAGCAGCGTTACGATGTTCATGAAAATGTCCCATGCCCTTTTCATGAGCACCAGCTAATAATTGTGCAATCTGACTTTCTAATCTTTGTTCTTTATGAGCTTTAGCTTTAGATAAGGCTGCTTGACGAGCACCACTATAAAAAGCCCCATGTGACGCATATTGATTGTTAATTCTGGGTAAATCATTCTCAAGAAAATCTCTAGAAGCCTCTTTTCTAAAGTTTGCTATCACATCACCATAATCAGTCTTATATTTCTTTAAAAATTCATCGGGGGACTCTGAAGCTCTTGCAAGATAAGGAGCAATCTCACGAGGTACATCTGTTTGTCCCGCAGCGGCGATTTCTTGCATACCCTGCTTTAAAGTCTCATCATGCTTATTACCTAACATCATTTGTTCAGCGGTTTCATGTAGAGCATTTAATGGAGCTATACGTGAAGTTTGGCTAAGCATTCTTTCTGCTTGTTCACTAATTTTGTTATTCTCAGCTATTTTAGCTGCCGCCCCTCGTTGAATTCTTTGTGTTTCAGTAGGACTGTAAAGTTCAAATGGATTCCAATATGAACTATTTCTGCCTATAAAACTCTGGAATCTTTCAATCTCTTGCGGACTTGGAGTCTCATTTTGAAATGTTGGATCATATGCAGATAACATCTGTGCAGCAAATGCTGGATCTTTAGTTATAAGCTGTAACTCTTCAGGAGAGAAGATATCTTGTAAGTTCTGCCATCCGCCTTCTGGAAGCCTATTAATCTTTTTCTTTATTAATTTTTCAGCAGCTTTTTTAACATGAGCACCGTAGGGTATATATTTTGGTAAGCCCTCATATTCTGCTACCATCTTTTCTTGTAATGTTGGCATTGATAACCTCCTAAGCAGCCATATAATCTAATAAAGGCTTTGCTTTAGGCGGCAAACCACTACCAGCACTAGATTTATGCTTTCTGATATTCTTGATAGCAGATCTTAATATATCTGCTCCCTTTTCATTAGAACCCTTACCAATTAAAGTAACAGTCATAGGATCAAACTTATATTCTCTGTCTGATAACCATACAGGAACTTGTTTAGAGCTCTTCTTAACTGTCTTCTCTATAACTCTTAAAGTATTCTTAGGTGTTTTTTTCCTGATATGATTTTCAAATTCTTTTAAGGCTTTTGCTCCGGCTTCACTAGAACCATCGCCTAACATAGATGTAGTACTCGCATCTACTATATAAGATGCCTCAGGAACACTTGTCTTGATTAGATCATCCTGACCTTTACCCTTACCTTTAACCAATGTACCCTTACTATATGATTGTACTAATCCACCATTAGCATATTGACCTGATGTGCCAACTTCTCTCATGTAAGGCGCATGAATACGGCCATGTCTTATGTCTTCTTCTGTGCGATTCCAAAACTCAGGATTTTCTTCATACTTTTTAGATACTATAGGGGCCCAATTTGTCTCCCATCCCATCTGCTTACGTTCTCTATCCCATTTAGCTTCTTGGCGTTCTCTTTCTTTTTGCATATGTTTATAATTCTGTTTTTCTCCCATATAAGACAAAGCGCCCATAGCAACAGGCGCAAGAGGAGCTAACTTGCCAATACCTCCTAGAATATGATTAAAGAATCCAGGTTCATTTTCTACTGCTTGCTGAGCAACTTGTTGTGCTCCTATTTGAGGCACTGTAGCTGCTGCTCCTGCAGTGGCAGAGCCAAGCCCCATAGTTTTTCCTAATCCTCCTAGACCACGAGCTACCATATTTGGTGCACCACCAAAGAAGCCGGCCGTATAAGGAGTTGTAGCACCTAGACCTGCCATTTGTCCTAGGCCTTGAGCACCATAAGTCAATGCACCTGTCTTTAAACCACTTACAACAGAGTTCTTGAGAGATTTACCAGTGGCTAATCCAGCTAATGCATTACCCGCTGCTGCACCCATAGGACCACCTAATATAGCTCCTCCTACAGTACCAATTACACGTAATAGCTCATGTCCCATTTTACCTTTTTTCTTATGACCACCCCATAATTTATTAAGAGCCCAAAATTCTAACAAACCCTCACTGGGGTTTTTAGTCGGGCCATATCCAAGCTCAATTAGAAAAGCGATAAAGTTTTCTGGAAGATACGCAAGCTTAGAATCCCCATGCCTGCCTTTTCTTTCTAAAGCTCTTAGGGGATTATGTTCTTCTTCCTCAGTCTCTCGATAAGGCAACGAATAACTCTTCGCAATTTTATACGCATCTTTGACATCTTCCGACATTTCATCATTATTTTGCTTAGCCTCACTAACAATCCTATTAAATAACTCTTTGACTTCAGGAATCTCAATAATCTCTGAAAGCTGACTATATTCTCGTATGCCAGTTTCTTCATCTATAGAAGGACCGCCTTGTAAATCATCTAGGCCTTCTAATTCTCCATTACTCATATAACATATAAGCATAGGTATATCATTGATGTCCTTAGCGCCTAACATCCATGGAGCAGGTAATTGAGATTCCATTGTCTCTCCTCTAAAATTTATCGTTTATATCATCCATATAACTCATAAGGATCCTCTTCATACGGATCGAAGCTCTGTTGATTATATCTTTGCTGTCCATAACCCTGATTCGCAGGCCTCGGCATAGCCCTTTGCATATATTGAGACATTTCATTGCCAGCTGCTTGACGTGCGCCACCAAATCCCCCTTGTATTAATCCTTGCCCTATTCTGTTGGCACTATTATAAAGACCTTGTCGGCCGCCTAATTCATTGAACCCTCTTTGAGCACCACTTCTAGCGGCCTGACCCCAGCTACTGCCTTGTCCTAATTGCTGACCAGATTCTTGTAAAGCATTACCCACTCCACCACCTATTTGAGATCCAAAGTGTTGTAAACCTTGTCCAAATGCTTGGGATGGATTCGCGCCGCCTGCATATCCTTTAGCAGCTTGGCCAATACCTTGCCCTATAGCTTGATAATATGGATTCTGCTCTCCGGAAGGCTGCCCTAGGAATTGCTGAGCACCTTGTCCCAACATATTTCCAGCCATTTGGCCAGCGGCACCAAACTTATCACCTAAAGCTTGTTGAGCCATTGGTAGAAGAGTTGGTGCAGCATTCTGAGCTATTTGTGTTAGAGCAGGCTTTGCAGAGTTAAATAGTCCACCAATAGTATCCATTATAGGAGCGCCTATCCCCTTAACAGTATTCCAAAGACCTGAAAGAGCACCCCCTATATCAAAATATTCAGGATGTCCAGTATTCGGGTTACGTGTTGCATGGCCAGCAAGTTGATTAAAGAAATGATGAGTATGAGGACCGATCAAGGCTAGTTCAGTATCACCATTACGGCCACCTTCTCTTAAGTGTTCCATACGCCCAGTCATACCACCATTAGCATGACGGTGAGCATGAGCATGCCTATGTATTGTATGAGAAAGATGAGGGTTCTTTAAAAGCTCTTCTAAACCTGGATATGATCGAATGCCACCTGGTCCAGGCTTCATTCCACCTTGTAAATGATCCATTATAGTAAGTTCATGAGGACTTACGTGTGCTTCAATAAGACCTTTATGTCTTGAAGTTCTACCACCTCTAGCATAAGGCTGAGCTTGCTGAGCCATTGGCATAGAAGATTGAGACTGATCTAGTTCATATGGTGCAGGTAATTTATTTTGTGTCATGTTGTACATTGTTTTCTCCTATGAGGAAATGCTGTTAATAAAATATGCACCCCAGTTACGCCAATCTTCTATTTCAGGATAGGCAGTGGTAGTAGGTAAAGGTACATTAGTGAGCCCATTGCTATTAACGACTTGGGAAGCCCAACCCTTCCAGTCTTTAACATCATCAGGTGGCGTTGGAATATCTACATTTGGCAGATCTATACGTATTTGTGATGCCCATTCTTTGAACTCTATGTTTAGTGGTAATACTACAGTGCTCATTCTAACTCCCCGTACCAGCCGTTCCAGCTCCAGCAGGGCGATCATCACCAATGTTATAATTAAGTAATGTTTTGCCCATTTGATATGAACCTCCGAGTTGATTACTTTCAAATCTAAAGCTCACTAATCTACCTTGACTAGTTACAGCATCTATCTTTTGTGTATTCATGTCAAATACATAAGGACCACTTTTTATTATTTGTCCATTACTTGTGGTATCTGACGGGAAGAATCGATTATTTACAACAAGAGTCATGCTGCCACCATTATTTAGTGAAAAATCCGGCTCAACGCGACGGTTTCTCATTGCTCTGTTATTAGCAGGATTACCTTCAAAGAAATCATAGATATGACCTTCAAAATATGAGTCTATTGCTGTTATGTTTGAGGGGGATATTACTTTATCGAAATTAAATTCATGCATCCATAGTGGATATGCTTGAATAGGGCCAATTCTAGTAGCAAAGGTTGTCAGAACATTATCTGCCATCATAGGGTATGGAAAGATATTAGCTGGAGCACCAGCAGATCTGCTAATCGTAGTATCGTACCATATCTTCAATTCGATGTGATATATAAGGGCATGATTACATTCAGTAGCAGTACCCATAGGAAAGTGCCACCAAATCTCTGTCATGCCTAATCTTGGACTTACAATCTCTGCCCATATCTTCGATCTTTGACTTAAATTGACAGTAGCAAAGAAATAATCAGCATTTACAGTATTAGGCAGCGTTTGTACGATACCATTAAAGAAATAGAATTGGTCTAATCCAATCCAAAAGAATTGGTTGGCATATCCAATAATAGAATTAGGCGACATAACTGTTATTTTATTATCGACAGTTACTACTGTAAAAAAGGCAATTTCTTGAGGACCAGCTGGCCCATTAGGTGAATATGACAAACTAAGAAGACTACCAAGAGTCCAGGCTAATAACTGAGGTTGGCCAGAGCTACGAGTTAAAAGCATCTTGATAATTTTAGTATTAGCTATTATTTGATTATTATCAGCTGGCCATGAGCTGTTATCGTCAGAGGCAATCTCTCCAGTTTTAGACCATCGAATAAGACCATTGTTGCCATATGCTATTAATATAGGTGGTGCAAAAACAATGCCTCCACTAGCAACAACAGGACCTATCTCATCAAAAACTTGTTCTAATGGTAAATTTCCGCTGGTATTCCCCCAAAATATAGGACCTTGTTCACTATTACTAACATCGTCTGCATTTTGAGCTACATGGGCAACAATTAAAGGGTCAGTTGGTATGGCAGACGTAATAAATGTTTCAAAAGTCCATAAATTATTGATGTTATCATATATATAATAAACACTTGGGGTTCTATCTACTTCACCGTTACCATTTCCATTAAGATCAAAGTTTTCATAAACTACTGAATCAGAACGTCCCAGATAAGTATCTATAGTCTTAGGACTATCAGGCCTATTGGGATTGTCATAGTTATAGACTGTTCTAATTAAGGTTCCCGTACCTTGATCTATAAGTTTATAGCCCCCAATCTTACGAGGACGCCCTCTATAAAATCTAACCCATTGCCCATCTATATACTTCTTACTGTCATAAGGGGTACCATCTCTTTGTATGCCAGGCTCAGACTCAAGAACAATAACACTATTGGTCATGCCCACCCCAATACGCCAGCAGAAACTACAGTCAATACTTGTCCATCAGTTGTTCCCACTGGTAAGTTAATCCAATTAGTGCCATTATAATAAACAATAGTACCCGCTGCAGGAGCAGGGGTATTGGATACAGGTACCCAATTAGTACCGTTATAATAGATAAGAGCACCAGCACCAGCAGTAGCAGTTGGCATAAGATTGTTAAGAGCTAATGGCTGAGTTATAGCATCAGTACCGCCTGATCCAATAGGCAATGGAGCTTGGGGGAATGTAACAACTCCTGTAAGACTTATACTAATTGTTGGGGTAGTTTCATTAGGATACCATAAATTTGCTTGAGTATCATTTACCCCCATATAAAGATTGTTAGTCCCACTAATACTTGTAAGGTTAAATATTGTAAAATTATTTGATGCATCATATCCAGTTCGGGATACAAGAGACCCACCAACAGAATAAACCAATGTAGATTGCCCGCCAAATGTTCCTAATGAAAGCCCTGGAGCATTAAAACTCGTATTTCCAAATGCAATTGATGGGTAAGCAACGGTACCATTGATTAACTGCAAGCTTGTCTGTGAAGGGAATATAGTCGTTGCATCGCTAACATATTGCTGGGTAGTAATAGCAGGAGCTGTAGAAGCAGGGGGAACAATATAAGCAGTGCCTACAGGACCACCACCTGATGTGCCTAATTGTACACTAAGAGTATATGGCCCAGGATCGGTTTTGTTACTAATAATCCAATCGTTAGCAACTACTGGAAAAAATACAGTGGTATTGCCGGTTAATGTTCCTAAGTATTCTTGTATAAGGCTAGAAGCTTGTTGTGGACTAAGATATACTGAAGTGGTCGCGCCAATAGTTTGTTTATTTACTGTAGTTACAGGGAATTGCTGTTGTCCAAATCCTAAAGTTTGCCAATTATTGCCATCACTTATGATAGTTAAAGATTGTGAAAGCTCGACTAATATACTAGAGTTGCCGCCAATAGTCTTACCATCCGAAGTCTGAATAGTAATTGCAGCGCTTCCAACGTTAGTAAAAGATAAATAATAGCCTTGAGGGGAATTCACTATTAGCGGTAACGTTATAGTGCCGACACCTCCTGTCCATACAATAAGGGAAGCCCTATATGTTGCATCTAGAACTGGTGGGGTGTTTACCGTAAAAACGGGAATATTAGTATTAAGGGTAGTCGTAATAGCTTTCAATCCAAGCCCCGCTAAAGCTGTAGGATCTGCCGTTGATGAACCAACCCCGAAAGCTATTATCGTCCAATCACCAGCAGATGTGGTATTATCCTTCAAAATCACATAATAAGAGTTTGCATTTAGAGTAGTGGCAGCAGTAAATAATACTGTCCCGTCTGACTTTAATACATTAAAAGCTCTAGCCCCTCCATTGGTCATAATGAAGTTTTGGCCAACGCTAGCTTGTGTTGCATCTGGCAATGTAATCGTATAGGTATTGCCAATAACGTTAGTAACATCCATATAAGCTGCTAAAGTATTAGGCGTGCCTTGAGGAGTGGCAACTGTATCTACGTATGTATTTGGCCAGATTAAGGTTATACTATTAGCGCTAATGTCTAGACGTATATAGCTTATATATGCTGATTGTACCGCACCATATCCGAATGTTGGAAAAGCCATTAGCCACCCCTCTTACTGAATGCGTCTTCTATACGTCTTATATCTTCGTCACCTAAAGCCTGACGTGCGGCGCTGTACTTTTGCTCCCATACCTTGATACGTTCATCATCCTTTAAATAAGGAGCTGTTTCTGCAAGCGTTGCGAATAGGAATATTTCAGGGGCACTCCCTGTAAGAAAGTTAATGGATGTAGTGGTATCAATTAAGGTAGGAGTTTCGTAATAGATTATCTCATAAGGGTATGCAACATCAGGAACAGGGAATACTGCCCAAAAGTTATAATTCCAGTCACTAGCATAATATTTAGGGGTCCCATATTTAGTGGGATCAGGCCAATATAACCTACACCACTCAATCGATCGCTGAAGCAAATACACTCTAGTATTGAATCCAGGACCAGTACCTATATTAAATGATGAGTCATTGAGCCATCTAGTAGGCTTTGGGAATACCCCTGTAGTAGGCCCAGGAGGAGGTATGAAGTTATTAGTTATAGAGACCTTCAAGCCCAGAATTTTCATATCACGGGCAATCCGCCGCTCACCAAGCATGATAAACAGCGGGATTTGGGCAATTAGGTTCGCATCGTTACGTTCTAGGTAGTTTGTAACCGCGGTAGTTAAGCTATTATAATTGAGTACAAATGCCATATTAATTATTTACGGAGTTAAAGTAAATGTTGCGCCATTAGTATTTAAGGCAAAATATTTATTATCTCCAGCAACATAAATAACTGTAAGATACGAATAAGGAGAAGCAACATTTCTACCAATAGAAGTATATGTATTTCCATCAGTGAAAACTATTTTATTACCAGTAGCGGTAAGTAGCCAACTAGGTCCACCTATAGTAATAATACTTCCATTTGGCATACTATTTGGTAAAACAGCAGGTATTGAATTAGGCGTGCCATAACCAATATAACCATTATTCGCGACTACAGTGAAAGGAGTCGGAGAAGGTAAACTTAGATCAAACATCGTCCAGTTTATAATACCTGGAGGATTATTCTGGACAATACTGTTTACGTATAATGTTCCAAAAGGGAAACTAGGATTTCCTAAATCAGCGCCATTATCATTCCAAATTAAATTGAGTGGATCATTTTCTGGTCCTCCGTTACCACCCAATAACATACTATTTGCTGTATCATTAGTTGTATTATTACCAATAGTTATACTGTTAGTTTGTGAAGCAGTAGTACCAAGTCCAATAGCTATAGAAGAATTTGCTGAAGCAGTAGTTGTATTACCAATAGCTATACTACTGTCTCCTGAACCACTAGTACCAGTACTAGCACCAATAGATATAGAACTATTTCCTACAGCAGTAGCTGTATATCCAATGGCTACAGCAAAATCATTTGGAGCAATAGCAGTATCTCCAATGGCTACACTAGAAGTCGCTATAGCAGTATTAGTATTGGGGCCAATGACTACACAATGATTTATAGAACTAGCACTAGCACCAATAGCTACACTATTTCCTGATGAAGCACTAGCAGCAGCACCAATAGCTATAGCAGTATCTCCTGTAGCACTGGCAGTAGCACCAATAGCTATACTTGAAGCGCCTGAAGCTATGCTAGCAAAGCCTGATCCAATAGCTATACTATTATTACCTTGAGCTGTAGTACCTTCTCCCGATCCAATAGCTATAGCATAAAGTCCTGTAGTATTGGCATTAAGACCAATGGCTATATTATCAGTATTTGAAGCAGAAGCTGCTGTACCAATGGCTATATTATTATTTGCTGTAGCCTCTGTCCCAGTACCAATGCTTACACAGCCTGCTGTAGCCTGTGCCCCAGTGCCAATAGCTGTACTATTGTTTGCTGTAGCCTGTGCCCCAGCACCAAGAACGATACTAGCTGCACCAGCACCCGTTGCTAGCATGGGTGTGTTTAGTGAAGTTTGTAATCTGCTCATTAAATCACCTATATTTGTGTAGCAGTTATCGAACATGGTCCAAAGTTATAACTCCCAAGCTGATTAGTTTGCATGGCAAACCAGATATAATCATTTTGATCAAGTTGTATAATCTTTCTGAGAGTTTGATTAGTTAGTATCGGAGTAGCACCACCTTTAAAACTACAGGTAACATCAGAAGGAGCAGAAGGGGATGCTGTTGAATTAACAACTAAGTATAGTGATACATTTTCACTAAGACCAGTTCCATAATAACCAATCATAAAACTAACATCAAAAAATCTAGAAACTGTACCTGTATATTTTAATTTAGGATTAGTTGGAGTTGTATTATCTAAAGTAAAATAACTACCTGGATTTGTTAATATAGTCATTCCGCCAAGAGCGCCTATTATTAGACTCAGTGTTGCTAAAATTGTTTGGGGTCCTAAATCAACTGAATAAGCAGTTACGCTAGGCGGAGCAAGTTGTACAGCATTATTAACATAAAGTGTTCCAAAAGGTTTATTAGTAGTCAGGGGAGAAGTGCCTAGATCGGCTGCATTGTCATTCCAAATTAAATTCAGGGGAGTACTACCAGCATTCCCACCCAATAACATACTACCTGGTATGGTATTGTTAGCAAAATGACCAATAGACCAAATATTATACTCTCCGGCTGTTCCAGAAGCCTGGGAATTTTCCCCTATTGCAACACAATTATTTGCTGTATTCGCTGATGCTCCACTACCGATAGCTGTACAAGAAGTAGCTGAGACGTTAGCACCTAAGCCAATGGCTATACCAACAGCTGAAGCCTCAGCATTATCACCAATGGCTATACCATTTTCACCTGAAGCCACAGACTGAACACCAATGGCTATACCATTTTCACCTGAAGAAATTGCATCATTACCTATAGCTATACTTAAAGCACCTGAAGCATTTACAGCAGGACCAATAGCTATACTACTGTTGCTAACTGCACCACTGCCTATAATTATATCACCGTCATTTGACGTAGTACCACTGCCAATGGATATAGTTGAATCACCTGAAGTAGTACCTAAACCAATAGCTACGCTATCATTACCTGAAGCAGTACAGCCACGACCAATAGTTACGCTATTATTTCCCCCAGCATTACAGGAACGACCAATGGCTATACTTGGAGATCCTGAGGCAATTGTCGCACCAGAACTAATGGCTATACTTAAAGCACCTGAAGCCATAGCATTATGGCCAAGCACTACACTGCTTGTACCAGCACCCGTTGCTTGTATAGGTGTGTTTAATGAAGTTTGTAATGTCATCTGAATATCCTTTAAGTAACAGTGATTTGGCCAGACTGTACGTTGGCTATAAACTCAGTAGCTGTAATGCAATAAATAAATACGCTGTCAGTTGGTAATACCGAAGCTAGAGAACCATCAGAACCAACAGTTGTTTGTAGAGCAGTTCCATTAGCATACCCAACTTGTATGGTTTGACTTCCCGTCTGAGATAATGTCCAGCCTATTGAATTAAATCCTCCGCCTTGGATTACATAGAAATCCCCAGGCTCTGGACTTGCTGGGAATGTAAAATTAACTGCAGTACTAGTATTAGTAGGAATATAGGTATTATTTGATTTTAGTACTTGTGCAGTGGAACTAGGAGATAATACATTGACAACATAATCTTCTGAACTAAGACTTTGCCAAGTTGGAGCAGCGTCCGGACCGCTAGAGGTCAAAACTTCACCAGTAGTACCACAAGGAAGCCATGTAGGAGACTCTGCAGTCCCACCAGAAAGTAAAATATCGCCTATTTCAGCACTGGGGAGAAATTCTCCAAAACCACCACTGCCATTACCAATAATTAGGGTGCCTTCTGTAGTAGGTATGCTATTTATAGAAGCAAGTTTGGCAGAATAAGGTAAATAATCAGCGGTAGGGGATGCAATACTAAGCACGCCCGTAGTAGTTGTTGACTTTAAAATGCCAGTACTGAGGCTAGCTAAAACCTGAGCATTTGTTGGTGCATCCGTGGCAGTTTGTACAATGTAAGTAGCATCACCAGGAGCAGTACCAGTTACACTAATGTTGACATCATTACTATTATTATCGACATTGGGTGTTACAGTAACTACAGCAGCACCAGTACCAGCAAGAAAGTTTATAATTGGACGGGCTTGCCCTACTGATAGTGAAGCAGATTGCACTTCTACTAATTGATTAGTACTACCAGTAACAACAGAAATCTCAGGATCTGCACCTAGACCTTTAGGATTAGTTATAGTTAGACCCTGGCCAACAGTAAGAGTACGAGCCACAAAGTCATTAGGACCTGTGTCATATACTATAAAGCCAGCTGTGTCAAAACTATTCAAAGTGGATAAGGTACTACCTGTCGTACCAATAGTAAGGGTTCCACCCCCCCCAGTATCCGAGATAGATATACCCCCATCCGAAGCTATAGCTCTAGAATAAGGTAAATCACTAGTATCCGAACTTACAAGTACGTAGGAAGAAGTATTTGGTGCGTCTGTCATAATGTTATCCTTTATTAAGCATTAGTAAACTGTAAGTTAAACCCCGAATTACCTATTAATGGTCCTAATAAAGTTGTAGGAGAAGCATAGGGTATAGTCAACGGTGGAGTTATATTTCCACTTAATTGCATGCTTAGAGTAAAATTGCCAGTTGTCAAATTATTGGCATAGAAATTTCTTATGAGATTGGGAACGTATATTACAATATCAGCTGTCAATACACCAACGAAGTTAAATGAGCCATGATTTGAGAACTCATCTATCGTAAGAGTAATGTCTATAGCGCCTACAGTTACATTCAGAACACCAACAGAGGTTGCTATGGTTGTTTCAGCATCAATAATGTTATCTGGCCTGGCATTAAGTATAGGCTTCGGATCACGTACAATAGGGGGTGATAGATTTTGAGGATTAGGCTGATCAGCAAACTTTGGATGAACATAGTATCCAGTCCACACCAATCCAGCGCCACTATATTCCATTTGTTTAATTAGGCTAGAATGCTGAACTAAAAAGCCGCTATAGTCACAGGTACCAATGGCTCTGGGTGAACGAACGCTCATATTGGTGTATTTGCCGTGATTTCTAGTTCTCACCACTACACCTCATCAATACACATGGTATTGGCCCAGATCGGGAGTGAATCTTAAGGTTACGTTCTCGAAATCTGTAGCAGCAGCTATTTTATAAGCCTCTATGGCTTCATTTTTCATCAAGGCATACTTATCAGGGGCAAACTTTTGAGCAAGTCTTGCACTCAAGCCGGCTACCAATGCATCGTAGAATCTTTGAGGCAATTCAGCATTTTGAAACATCTGAGTGATGTCTTGAGCATATCTATAATTGCTATACAAAATATTGGTCTGTGGAAAAGGCATAGATGGAGGTGGCACAGGCCATAATCTTATTGTAGGAGACAATGAGGGGCTTAATGTTGATTGATCAAAGTAATAGCCAGACGGATAACCAGTGTTCATTTTAGTAGCGATAGCTAGCCATTCAGAACGAGATCTGGCAGTTAATAGTCTATCTCCCGTGCTATTATTATTGGGCTGACTAAAATAGATTTGTTGAATAGCAAGTGTTTGGCCACCAGTCTCGGTAATCCGCCATGCTCTAGCATTTAATGCTTGTTCAACAACAAACCATATGGTCTGATATGCTGGATAATTTTGAGTAGGGGCTACATAAACAGTCGTCCAATTTATAGTGTCAAATGAATATTCAACCGTTAAGGAATATGTAGAATAAGTGCCCATAGCAGGCGGCAATGGTGTTACACCAACATAAAGTATGGAGTTAGTATTGCCAGCCCCATAATCCCATCCAATGCTGCCATTAGGGGCAGTTTGTGTACATCCTGCAGTTTGTCTAGGATCAAAACAGTTAGCAGCAACACCACCTGCTGTAGTTAATGGAGTACCGCCAAAGTTATTTAACCTAACAGGCTGAGTAGCAACCACCTCTAAAACTCTTACAGTATATTGAGGCAATACATAGATTGGTTGATTAGGATATAGACTGAACATGTGCTGCTGAATCAGCCAGAGGTTTAAACCACGGCCAGGCCAACTTGATAATTCCAAGTTAGCAGACATGATAGCGGATTGTACTTGTAGAGGAGTTTGTTCGTTGCCTACAATACCGAGACGTTCATATACTTCTCTGAATAGGTCATCAAGCTGAGTATTATTGGCAAACTGGTAAGTATTGCTGGTGAGTGCCATGCATTACCTGCCTTGAGGTTTATGGTGGAACCCTCTTAATGTTTCTGCTAATCGTGCTTGCTTGCGCAAAGTAGGAGACTTACTATGCTCAGCTTTATGCAATTTACTTACAGGTATTTTCTTGCCCTGAGGAACATGCAAAGACTTATGAAGTGCGCCCTTATGCTTTACAGCATCTTTAATCCATAGTTTGCCGCCCTTAGCATATCCATCTTCAGGACCACCTTCAAAATGCTTATGCAGCATCTTATATATTGAATGTAGGTCCTTATGTACCTTTGCATGGCCTCCTCTTGCAAAAGGAGTACTTAAGTCCTTATTCCTCTTTTCATCGAGGGCCATTCTCTCTCGGCCATCATTTCTCTTATCACCATTATCATTGCCAACACCACCACCCGTATTCATACGTCGAGCTAATGTAGCGCCCTTAGAAACATCATCGCCTGGGGATTTCCCTGGTCGTGCAACTAATGTGGCTCCGCTAGGCGCTTCTAACCCTGGTGACTTACCGGATCTTACTGCTGTACTACCACCTAAAGGAAGCTCATTAGCAGGCGTCTTACCGCCCATAGAACGTCTTGTTCTTTTCATGCTTTATCACCTTCTGCTTTTACTTGTGGAGTTTCGGAGTGGTCTTCTGTTACTGCACAGGTGGGAGAAACATTTTCATATTCTGGTTCTACTTTAGGAGAAACATTAGGAGACACCTGTTGATATTCTTGCTCTACTGTATTTTCAATTTCTTCAAATTCTTCTCTGGTTAATAAAGAAGAAAAAGGACGACACTCTTCTAAGATATCCACTAAAGAAGTGAGTTCAGTTGGTATTGGATTTTCTGAAGCACTAACAGGCTCCTTTACCCAGGTTAAGGGAATAGGCCATACAAGATTAGAAAATTTAAATGCTTTCTTCTCTTTCAAGTGAAACTCAGCAAGAACAGAACTAAAGAGATTTGGATGCCCATGAGTTGGTGTAGCTTTCTCTGCAGTCTTTTTAAATAAAGCTTCAATAAAAGCCCTTGACATATCGGTATTATTTATGACAGAAAAGCCATTCCTAACATGCTTACAGCCCCGAGAATCGGTAAAGTTCTCGTCTATGTCTACGAGCATGTCATTCTTGCGTGCTTCAGATAGCAATGCAGACCATGAATACTTGTTTTTAATGAAATGATTAGGCTCTAATGCAATTAGAATATTCCCAGCAGGAACAGAGGCTAATGCTTTTTGGATATTTTCAACTCTATTATCTAAAATCCAGACATCATCTAGGCAATCTAAAATATCATGCTCTGCAGCAAAGACCTCACAGCATATACTAATTAATACGCCAAAAGCTCCACAGCATATACTGGTCACTATTGCAAGGAATAAGTATAGGAATAATTTATGTATGTATGATACCATCATATACCTTGCTGTATTATAGTAAAAAATAGGTGATCTGTGCTGGTTTCAGTAACATTTGCCCAAATAGTTGAATATCCAGTCTGTAGTGTAGCAATAGCATTATCATTTAACTGGCCTTGTACTTCGTAACCAGGTATAAGCGCTGATGTCATTGGCGGATTCTCTGATAAAGTTATATTTACACCGTTCACTATTCCATATGGGAACAAGCCATTTGGAAGAACAAGATAATCAGGAGGAGGAGGATTAGGATTAACAATACCGTCAAAACTTTGAGTACCATTAGAACTTTCTGGATAATTAAGAGATACGAAAACTGCTACACTTTGATTTGTATCATTATTTACGAAGTACTGTGAATATGTACTGCCAAAACCTTGAACAACGTTTCTATTAAGGTCATTAATATAATAATTAGTTATACCGTTCGGACCATAACCTATAGATGCCTGACTTGTATCTCTATCAACAGTTATTGAATTAATGACTGTATAAACATTTTGACTCACAACTGTAAGGACATCTGTTGCACCAGTTATTTGTTCAGTAATAGGAGCTACAATTTGAGTTGGGTTGCCATTAACATCCACAGGACTGCCTATTCCAGATATTGTGAAGTTGGTACCCCCAGTATCGGCAGCACCTGTAATCTCAATACTACGAATTATGTTAGTGGTAATGCCAGGTGTAGTAAGTTTAGGATTAATTATATTCGCATAAGCAAATGCACCTGGTTGATGAGGAACATTACATACTAAATTACCCTGTGTCCCAAGAAAATTACCCTCTGCAGCAGTAAGCAACGTATAAGTTCCTAATGTATTGCTTACGCCTGCAACAATAGTAGGTGGCCAATAATAACAAAAAGGCTGACTCATTAACTAGGTAATCCTGTATAGAACTGTGGAACGCCATATAAGTTAGTAACATTCAATGGTGCGATTGGAACACCTAGTGGAGTTGCCGCATTATTAGCTTGCATGTAAGCCACTTGATCCGCATTAATCTGGTTAACACGCGTATCTGCTCCAGCAATATAGCTTGTGAATAGTAAGTTCTTTGCATCAACTGTAACTCCATTAATAACCTGAGTTGATGCCGCAGTAGAAGGAGCATATAACCCTCTAGGATCACCACTATACTGTGTAGCTGGGTTAGTTAGATCTGCTGGCACAAATATACCTACAGTACTTAATGGATTACCTATAACCCTTGCTGTAAGTTCATTGATAGGAGTAATAGTGTTAGGATTAGGATAATTTGGTGCAGCTACTGTCTGGCTACCCCATGCAATAGAGCTAATAACACCTTTGCTTCTAACCACATATGGCAAGCCAAAAACGTCAGCGGCACCTAATGAGATTGAACCGCCACCATTTATTTGACCCTGAAAGTATACCCCAGTAATTTGGTAAAATGCTTTGTTCCCAGGAAGTGGATTAAGAACAAGTGGATTGTTATTAAAAATTGCACCATCGACTGCACCAGCGCCTTGAGTTATTGTAGGATAAGTAAGTGCTCCTGCTGCCAGAATATATGTTTGCTGCATAGGGTAATTATAATAATCATAACCAAATATGGTCACACGAGAACCAACAGTGGCGCCTGCTGTAACAGTTGCCGTTATAACTCTTGGCACATCAAGCTGAAGTAATGGTCCTCCGTTCGGCCCTACAGTTAAGAATGTCGAACTATTATCACGAGTTAGAGTTAAGTATCCGCCATTTGGTACGGCTGCAGCAGCCGTAACTGCTACTACGTTAGCTGTATTATTATAAGCAGTCCCCAAAAGACCAGGGGCTGGCTTTATGTTATAAGTATTTATAGGGCTAAATAAAATACCAGGACCATAATTACTATAATTATTAGAGGTAATTACATTATATATATTTGGTATCTGCCCAGAGAATAGATTGCTATACTGTGGGCCGGAGCGTACACCGTCTGCAACGTAAGTACCTAATGATACACCTGACTTTACATAACTATTGTTAGTCATATTTTAATACTCCAATAATTAATTGCCAATTGAACCAAAGTAACAACGCCAGTTTGAATATCCCATAACATATCTTTCAGTCATACGAACAGTAACGTTGTCAGTATTAACATCAGTTATGAAGTCAACCTCTGCTTTTTCCTTACTGAAGTACTTAAATCCATTTGGCTCATCTGTTATGATTCCCCAAGAACCTTGATTTATAAGGAATTGGTTAACGATAAAGCCGCCTGGCAAATACTTATCATGATAGATAGCACTGATGTCATGATCTGCCGTTCCAGTTCTAAACTGAGTGTTTAGAAGCCTTGATGCTTGATATGCATAAGATTGTGGTACTAGTAATTTAAGAGGACTATGGTTAATTCTAAGACCAGCAACGTTTGTCCATCCTTTTATGATTGTAATAGCTGCCTCTAATGAAGACTCATTAAGGCCAACACCATTAGTAAATGTATTTGCTAATAGCCCATTTGAGGTAGGATGTGCTGTTGATAGTAATGGCTGACCGTCACTACCAGTAGAATTAATGTTTGTAGCATTATTGAATACATAAGCACCATTTGTGTTCTTTAGGGTAGACAATGAATTACGAAGATTCATTAACTGCTGTGGGAACTGATCCTTATAAAGGTTGTCAGTAATGGCTTCTTTGGTAATTTGAAAGCCGATACCGTATACAGTGTGAATATAAGGCGTGGTGTATACTTGTTTCATATCGCCCATAGCAACAGGCGCACCTTGAGCCTTAGCTGAGGCAATAGGAAGACCTTGAATTTCTATTTCGTATTCAACCGCTTTGTCAGAGTTAAACTCTGCGTATATTTCTTTCCACAAGTCAGGGTAAACGTTATAGTTACCAATGATTGCATGTGCTCCTGGCCTCAGGAGCGAAGTTATATACGATGTATTAATAAGTGCCATGTGTTAATTTCCTTATAAAAAATATCTTAGATACCAGGTCCCCTTTGTAGGTATTGGTGGTTCTGAATTAAGACCAATGCATTGACAAATGGGGCTGCAGGACCAGCTGGAGGGCCAGGCAATGGAATGTTATTGTTTGGATTTTGATCAAAACCTATAATTCTGAGGTTTGCATCTTGCAGGTCAGCGCCTACAGTATTGCCATCAAGAACCATTAACGATTGACCGGTATTGACGTTGCCATTGACAAAACCTCCTGTTGTAGGAAATGCAACAGAGGCCGTGCTACCAACAGCATTCCAAGGGATTCCAGCGACATTAACCTGAATACTGTAGACAATATTTGGATCGTCAATTATGTAAGCAAGGGCGCCATAGGGATAATTTCCATAAATAACTGTTCCCTGAGGCCAAAAAGGTCTACCAGGGTTGGCAGGATCTGTTGGGTTTTGGGCGCTAGGTTGCTCATAAGAACAGCCATTGAATACACCAATGGCAGGAGCAGTACCATAATTAGGATTTAGGTCATACAAGGTATGTATATAACCGTCATCGCCTAAAAATACTAAATCGCCTTTAAAGATATTTTGGTTATAAGTATTCTTGATATAATATTGGCGGTTCTGTCCGTTATAGATTCCACTAATAGTGCTATTAACTGGTACAAGACCCGAAGAAGCATTTTGACCGTATGACATACGTCATTCTCCTAAAAAAATTACTATTCAATTGTTCAGTGAGAATGTGGTGCATGGCTGAGGCCAAGTAGAACGATCTCAATTCTCTAGAGACCATTCGCGAGACTAACATGGATAAAACCAAGCTTTGATGATATAGGTCTCGTCCCAATCTATACCATCTGACTGAGAATCTATTTAATACATAGGACTCTCAACTATGCTATTCTTAATGTAACGTTAAATAATTGTTAATATAGGAGTCAACAGTGCAGTGCCGATTCTGTTTTTATTGGTATAATTATTTTAAAAACAAGTTCAGCACTGCTTGCACATACAAAAAACCGCTTGCACATACAAAAAAATTCTCTTAATATTAAGCATAATTATTGTTGGAGAACATTTACTATGACTACGAACAGATTTGTTAGAGAAGCTGAATGTTTAAAAATGACTGGATTGAGCTATACTACTCGTCTGCGTCTTGAAAAAGCAGGAAAGTTTCCTAAACGTCACAATCTTTCACTTAAAAAAGTTGGTTGGCTTGCTTCAGATTTAGAAGGTTGGCTTGCTAGCAAAATCAATAGTCCTAACCAAGGTGCTGAGGGACAACAATCACTCAAATTTATAAGAGAGGCAGAATGTTTAAAAATAACGGGATTAAGTCGTACCACTCGATGGAAGCTTGAAAAAGCAGGAAAGTTTCCTAAGCGTTGCAAAATTTCAGCAAACAGTATTGGTTGGCTTGCTTCAGATTTGGATAAGTGGATCTCCAGTAGAGTTAATAACCCTAACCAAGATGATGAGGGGCAACAATCCTTCCACAAAGGAGTTAGAAATGATGCATAATTATTCTTTATATCTGTATACGTTTCCGTATCGGTGTTCTAGGTTCTTCCAGTCAGTTTCTGTTTCAAACTTTGGATCATATGTATTAGATACCCAGCCCATAGAAGTTAGCCGTATGAAGGCCTGAGACATGCTATCAATTATGTCATTAGTAGGCTTATTACTTCTATCTTCAGGAAAGTTTATCGCTGCTTCTAAAAATAACTGGCTATCTTCAGTATAATTCTTATATTTGGGAGCTTCAGTTGGTAGCCAAACTAACCCATTCTCTATTAGATGGCTAACTATCCGACAACGACTTATCTTATTACCATGCTGGTTTGGATTAAATTTCATGACTGGTAAATTAGCCCGCATAAGATCCTGTAATATACAATACCCATTCATCTTTTCTTCCACCAAAACTAGATGAGGAGGCTTATAACCTGTAATAGGATCATCAAAATAAACATCTTCGTAATTATGGGCTAATCTGATAGCAGCTTTTCTTAAATCAGGATATTCAAGCTTTTCTTTAAACAAGCTCAATAGCATAATGTTATAGCTACCAACATCTCTATCTTTAAATACACCCCATGTCGTACATGCTGAATAACAAGACATCTTGCCAGTAGTAAGAGCCGTATCCCATGACTGAAGTATATATTCAAAATTAGGGTAATATGGCAAAACCCATGGTCTAAACCATTCAGCCTTTAATAGACCGCCCTCAGCTGGTGACGGTCTTTGTTGCAATTGAGCTGCAATATTATAGCTATCATTACGCAGGTTAAATTTGATTCTCTTAAGACCCTCTATGTCTACATAATTAGGACAAAGTAGCTCTCCATCTTTCTTTCTGGGATCAGTCCAAACCTTGCCATCGGACATAGGCAATATAATTGTTGAGGCGCGTCTAGATTTATCAAACTCCATAGGCAAACATAAGAAAACCCAACTCGGATCATTTCTGGATAAGATATGACCAGTTAAATCATTTATATGAGTTCTTTGCTGAAGCACAATCCTTCTTAATAAATGTTCTCTTGTGTACCTACTAGATAGAGTAAAGTCAAAGAAGTCATTAGTGCCTTCTCTAATAACTGTAGAATGCACTGTTTCCATATTGTTAGGATCATCAAAGCATACTATATCTGCCCCTTGCCCAGTAATTGTGCCATGCTCAGAAGAAGATAACCGACTACCATATTTATTATTATCAAATCGGTGTTTGTTATCTACATTGCGTAGTATAGAATATTTATTACCCCATAATTTTCTATACCAATCATTAGCAATAAGACGACGGCAACTAATAGAGTCTCTAACACTCAATGTTTCTGAATAAGCTATATATAGAAATCTTAAGCCAGGCTCTATAGTCCAGCACCAGGCAGGAAATAAAACACTAAATATTGTAGACTTGCCCATTCTAGGGGGCATATTACAGATGAGATTCCTGATCTCTAGCTTATGGGTAGCTTGTAAATGTTCACACATAGCTTGTATGTGCCAGCCATCAACATACTCTCTACCTTCTACATGTATCCAAGATCTTTTAACAAACTCATAGAACGAAGCTTCACATTGTTCTTTAATAATTGCATCTTCATCAGACAAAGAAGATTTCTGCGGCAGTTTAATATCGACATACTTTTGCATCTTATTATATAGTCTAGAAACTTTGGATGTTCTGCCGCCAATGAACAAAGCTTATCAAACTATTTTTTAAAGTACCGGGATACGCGCTTTTTTACGTGAATAACCATCTACAATAGAATCGTATGGACTATCTTTCTTATATGCGCTTAATATTGTTTCATCGTGATGCTTTTTTTCATCATTTTGTCTGTCTTCTTCAGCACATAATTCTTCTAGGCGCCTATAACAAATTTGTCCTTGATATCTAACTAAATCATCATCTGTATCTCTAGTGCGTTTTCTAGCAGTACATTTATAGCTTCTTTTCAATGCGGGATAGTCAGCTGATTCAACAGCATCCCAGCCACTATCTTCAGCACTTTCGCATCGAGCATAATCTTCAACGCCTCGTACAGAATACTCTTTAAAGCTAAATCTAAATCTTTTATCATCTAAAACAGATTGAGGTAGATTAAATCCTGTGCCAGTACCAAACGAAATAGGCGCACGTTCACTTGCAGCGCGACTATTGGCTTCTCTAGTATCCGAAGATCTTGTACGTCTCGAAAATACTTGCTTTTCTTCTGTTTGTTCTTCCATGTTTATTCCTTATCTTAATAATTTCTATATGTTTTATATAGTTGAGAACCGGGCTGTAACCTTTCCTCAGGTGGAAGTTTCATTTTGCTTTTATAATATACAGCAACCGCTTCTTCCTCGCTAAAGTGCTTACCGTGTATTTTTGATAACATTGGCGCCATCTTAGCCCCAACTTCCCATTCATCTTTTGTTAAAGTTACTGGTCTTGTTGACGACTTGTTTGCTATTCTTTGATTTGATGGTCGATTATCTGTATATCTATCAGCCATGGATGATCCCTTTTTAGTTACTGGTGCTACTGCATAATTATAGTTGTCTATAGAAGGCTGTTCATATTGAGTCGGAACTTCATAATGCTCATCATAGTCATTATTTTCATCTTCTATAGAATACCTACGGTTCATTTCATCGCTTAATATTTTAAAATATTCAGGAGTACCAATCATATGAGAAGCACGTTTGAACCTTAAATGCTTATTAAGTTTTCCTGCAAGATCATCGACTTCAGCATGTAAATTAGGATCATAGTCTGGAGAATTAGGATTGGCCCAAGAATTATCTTCCAGCCAGTCTTCTAAATGCTCATTAACTTGAGCTTCTGTATGCTGTTCAGGATAATATTCCGGTTGAGGATAATTTACAGGCGGCCCTTGAGGTACTTGGAACTGCTGCTGCCTTTTTAAGGTTTTACTTAATGCCTGAGTTTGCTTTTGCGCTGCAATCTCACTAAGTTTATGTTGTAGTTCTACTTCTTTTTCAATATCTACATTTTCTTTAGCAAGCTTAAGCTCAGTAATTATTCTTTGTTCTTCATTTTCTAAGCTTTGTTCATAATAAGCATTACTATTATGTGCATTCTGTTCAGCTCTAGCCTGTGCTTCTACTAATCTTGCTTCTTGCTCTTGTAGAAGCGATATTAAATGTTGCTGGCGAGCATCTTTAGCCTTATTTTCAGCAAGAACTGCATCCAACCTACCCTTTAGATTATTTCTTTTACGAGTGCCTTTTCTATTTAATGACGACTGCTCTTCTTCTAAATGCTCTTGCTGTTCATCTTCACTGTCTGCAGAAATTAATGTAGGGGTTTCCTCTATCATTGAGTCTTTCATTAATTGCAACTTTTCTTGGAATTCACTCATGATTCATCCTTTCTACATTGCAGTGCTTTGGTCATATCGTCTGATTCCTTAAGTGGCGCCTGAGAACGTAATTCTTTTACTGCTGTAATAAGATTAGGTATGGGATAATTAACTCTATCGTCTTGAACAATAAAACATGGATGATCATTGTAGTTTTTCGGTGATTTCTCATAAGGCTTAAAATCTATCCAATCACCAACTTTACAACGAGGGCCATTTGGAAACATTTCTGGATCTCTATAAGCCTCAGGTCCTATACCTATTACAAGACCTATATCATATCTCGCTTGATCTCTTGTTTCCTGAGCAAGATAAATACCGCCTCCTGTCTTCTCTGGAAGCACTACAGCTTTCAATAACAAAATATGACCCTGAATCGGAAAAGAACAACCGATCTCTTTTTCCATTAGTTCCTGTTGTGTATCAAAAGCTAATTCATACTCTTTCCACTTTTGTTTTAAAATTTCTGCTTTATCCATTTTTTTAGGAGATGTTTCTTCTTTCTCTGCCAGTTTTGGATTAGTTTTGGCACTTATTCGGTAGTCCATTAATGACATTAATTACTCCTGTCATAAAATTCTTTTAATAAGTTTTCTAGGGAATCTGCGATAGCTACTAAAGTCTCTCTTCTTCCGGCTGTTCTATGACCTTCTTCAAGAGTTCTATATGTTAAGGAATATAAAATTTCATTATAGCCATCAGCTTCTTCTAATAGTCTTTTTTTTAAGAAATTAGCAAATATTTTTGAATCCATTATTTATCCTCTTGTTGACTATAGCAAGAGACCAGTTGATGAGATAGCGTTCTTGAGGAGAAAGATATGACTAATCTCTTGCTATACTTAAGATAACATATGTTTAATTTATTACAAGAGATAAAACTCTCCTTATAACAATAAAGAGAGAGTTTTCTGAAATATTAAGGCTGCCAGTCACCAGTTTTCATGCCTTTTATTACATAATCACCTAGTCCATGCTTTTGACGATGCTTCCCTTTTCGGCACGCAGAACCACCTTTTTTCAATAAGAGAGGTAAAAGTGGAAGAAAATTAGATGCTAGATTACCTATTGTACCGACGATATCCCCAAAATCATGATGTTCTCGGCCTAGATCATGCTTTTTTTTTTACCGCCCATGTGCATGGTTTCTACCTCTTCGCCCTTAGCATGACAACGTCGCTTATGAATATTACCACCACGCTTCGCAGCTTCCAGTGGACCCCATCTAAATCCACCACGAGGGGCATTAGTAAGTTTTTGCGCAAGATCGTTAAAATTAACCCCGCCAAGTTCGCCACCAAGACTACGATGTTTACGGTGTGCTTTGCCGCCACGCTTTAAAGGCTCAGTTTTACCGCCCTCAGCTTTTCCAGGCCATGGACCATACAGATTATGCATTGCATGCATGCCTTCAATCCCACCGCCATCATCATGATGTTTACGATGTGCTTTACCACCACGACGCAAAGGCTTAATTGTATCCCCTTCTGCATGACAGGCACGGCCACCTCTTCGCTTCTCCATAATATTATCCCCAAGAGAAGGAGTTTTCATTCCTGTAACAGGATTAACTCCAGTCGACCCTCCTTCATCATGATGGCGCCGCCTATGAGCCTTACCACCCTTTTTATATTGAGAAGAATTACTCATCATAGGACCGCCTAATGCCTTATGAGTGCCTTTATGACCATACATCAATATATTTGCATGATGTGTAGGATTACTGTGATTACCATGGTGCTTGTGCATTATTCTATCTCTCTAATTAGAAATACATTAATAGTCTAATTTGAGCCTGCATTATTTTTAAATTCAGTTACAAGTATCGATTTGCATTTTTTTAAAAAAACCCATTTACCTTTTTTGTGAACTAGTGTAATAAATGATCAGGGCATGGCTCCTTGAGATATTGCAATTTTTCATATGCATGCCCTCTAAAGAAGAGTCCTTTGTATTTTGTGTATCAACAACTCAAACTTACAAAGGCTTTTTCTTTTTTTTGCCGAGTAGCTTCAGGGGTAGAGCGGGAGTAGAATAGAATTCGCGGAAGGTTTTATATTTTACTCCAGGTCGGTGGTTCAAATCCACCCTCGGCAGCCATTTAAAGCAGAGTAGAGCAGCCTGGTAGCTCGGTAGGCTCATACCCTACAGGTCATTGGTTCCAATCTTTGCAACCATGGGGAATGCTTTATAGTTGTTAGACATGAGTGCAAGTCTCATCATTCCCCACTCGATTTATATGGTGGATATAGCTTAGGTGGTTAGAGCGCTGGGTTATGGTCCTAGAGGTCTAGGGTTCGAGTCCCGTTGTCCACCCCATTGAATCTTTAGAAGAGATTTAATTGTTCTCATCAGTTCTGGGATAACCCTTATTAAAAAATGATAAATTAGCTATTTCTGGCCTCTCTGCCGAAGATGGCTCTAATATCTTCCATATGGTTTTGCTATAGTCCTTATTATCCAACATCGCAAACAATATAGTAGTATTATTATGTTTTAATATCTCAAGAGCTATTTCTTTTCTATCTATAGCAAAATGGTAATACTTACCATCAATATAATCAATAGCATGAGGGGTATAAGGTTTTATAATATTTTCAAAATCCAGCTTACATTTATCTTCTATCTTTTTATATTCAGCCTTCAATGAATCTTCTGTCTTTTTAATCCAATCAAATAGCTCATCTGGTATGTTATCTGCAAATTCACAGAATGATTTACCCTCTTTTAGGACTTCCCATATCCTTCTACTGGTAACTCCAGTAATAATGCTGTGAAGCTTAACATAGTCTGGAAACTTAATTTTGACCCGTAAACCACTATGAAAACGTAAGACAAATCCCTCTTCATTATACCTGTTTAACTGCATAAGCTGATCTATACTGTTCCAGTCGTTATACTTATTTATCACAGGGAATTCAAGATGCTCGAAGGAAGACAGCGATATTTCTTCTCCGGTCTTAGTTCGGATAACCCCTAATAATGTCAGAGATCGTGCACTCCCATAATTAACCACTATCCTATTCTCTGGGTAGATAATCTCGAATAGATAGGTTAAGTCCTTATCAAGGAGCTTGATGGAGCCCCTATAAACAGAATGTAACAACTCGTTTGCAACATCAGCTTGCTCTGAGGTAAATGATCCCCTTGTTGCAATAAATGGTTTGTTATTATAGAAATATAAAATACCTAGAGAACCATCAATCTTTTCAAACACCTCAAAATTCTCAGCCGGTACTTCATCATGCTCATGAAGATTAAAGAACTTAGGAAAGGGTCGGGCAATTATATTTCCTTCTTTATCTGCAATTAATCCTCGACATTGAAGAATCTCTTTTGTATAGAACTTCTCATACATGGCTTTTTCTGTGTAATTATAAATAAAAAGCTCCCCACTAGGATGGATATTTTCTTTAATCCACCCGTCTTCTATGAGTTTTCTAATATTTTCTTTGTCTATGTTTTCTAATGTTTCCATATTAACTCTCTGAACCAATGTCTGATAGATCCCCACAAGGTCTTAGAATCAACCGGTAGCTCTGGGGAAATCGATGAAACTTCTTTAACATCAGAGATGATAGCATTAAATAATTTGGAGTTTCCACAATTAACACAAATAATAAGAATAGAAGGGTATTTATGTCTGTTATCTAGATGCCGAACAATTTCAACGAAATGCTCCTCTACTATCCAATCTTTTGAACCACACCATTCACACCCAATATTTGCGATTCTTTTTTCTTTTACGCATTTTAATGCTTTTTCTAACTCTTCTTTAGTCATCAACAAACATCTCCCCTATATCTCTATCAAAATACCCTTTACTAGTTCCCCACATCTGGCCATCAGTATCTTCCAAGAGTATAAGTATGCCCTTTGTTTTTGCCTCCATCATGTAGTCTACATATTCAACAGTTTTGGCATTAATGTCATGTCTTCTCATGTAATTGCTTTTCCATTTTCCTTTTTATATCTGTTTCACAAACTTTATAGATTCCTAAGGTCAGTAAATCGTTAGCTTCCTCAAGAGTTGGTTTACCTCTAATAAACATATGATCTGCCTTCTCTCCTGCATTGCCAATGAGAAGAATCACATGTTTTGCCCCAGTTGATTTTACTATCTCATTAAGAAGTTCACCAATCACCTGCATTTGTTTTCCTCCTCGTAAAGTGGTAAAATTGAGAGCCAATGTTATTATACTCTTGCCTGGAACTGGAAATTGAATTACATTATCAGTCATTGGACTGTTGTCTAGAGATGTCATCTATCTTATGAACTTGGTATGTTGCCACAGAAAGAAGCCAACCAATATCCATTATAGTTGGTTGTTTTTCTGGTTTGCTTATAACAAAAGTTTTTATATCTCCATTTGACACTGCCATCACAAGAATACCTATATCTAAATCTTTAGAGTTTATTATTTGTTTAAGTCCACTAATAATTTCCTCTTCATTATCTAATGATTCTTTCGATTCTTTATCTATATCTTTAAATGGTATTATATTATCCATCATTTCTTCTTTCCCCAATAAATATACCCGTAAATATTAATAGCTATGTTTATAAATCCTATTAGAGGAGCAGAGTATAGTCCAAGATTATAGTTCCTTATAATCCAATATGTAGAACCCAGAGACCATATAACAAAACATATTTTATACTTACGAGCATTTAACCATTTTGCAATCCATCCTCCGATAAACGTACAAGCATCTGTAAATTCTAATAGCCAATTAAATTCCACTACGCCATTGCATCCTTAAGCGATTGCTTTTCTGCATTCACAAATTTGGCGGCCCTTAATACGTTTACAAGATTTGCTAATTCATCTGACATCTTTTGCATATCAGGAATGGGTATATCGCCTCGACTGACAAGCTGCACTTCTCCTTCTGCATCTACAATCATCGAGACTAAAGATTGAGCCCCAGCTAATTTAACAATTTTATCTAAATGGTTACTGATTTTAGCATTATCCATTTAATAAATTTCTCCCTGCTCCATAGGAACTTGCGGCATCATCTGATGTTGATACTCTTCTAACATAGAATCTTTTTCCTTCAATGCTTGATCACGTTCTTTGATTGCTTGTTCATGCGCTATCTTAAAGGATTCCATCTCAGACTTCAAATGTTGTATTTGTGTTTTTAACTCAAATTCCTTAACGTTTAATTGGAACTCCATGTTCATCTTCTCACGAGAGAGTTCTATCTTACTATGCTCTAGTTCGTTTTTCTCATGAGCTACCTGCGCTTCCATCTTAGCGGCCTCTAACTCTACTCTTGCAGGATCTAATGGCTGTTCAGCAGGTTGCTGCGCCGCTTGTGCCGCTTGAACTTCCTGCATCTTTATATGAGCTATTTGTACAGCTAATTGATTCTGCTGCTCAGGAGCAAGCTGAGAAGGATCAGGAGGAGGTTGCATGCCTAAAGCAGCATAAGCATCTACCATGTACTTGAAGGCTTCGTACTGTGTTTTAAGAGCCATTGCATTCTGTAAGTGAGGATCTTGAGGATTAGTCTGCATCCATGAATCAATGATAGATATGTAAGCTTCATGATCTTGCCATACAGCTGCAGTCACCGGTTCTCCTTTAATGATCGCCATCATTGTAGACACAGGATCCATAGGCTGAGGCTGTGGAGTTTCTTGTTGTGGAGGAGTTAATAGCTTTTCTCTATCCTCAGCAGGGATATCAAGATTCTCCAAGAAAAGTTCATTTGCATATTTTAGATTATAAATATCAGGGCTAGCTTTAGCATTGTTAAGAATAATCTCACTTTCCATAAATCTGTGAGCAGAACTCTTAGTAGTAGGATCTGCAGAAGGTATAACATTTACCCCTTCTCTAAAATCCTCTTTCATGATTACCCGATCACCGCCAGTAACTTTGAAAGGATAGGGCTGACCTTCTGGAAACCATTCCTCAAATCTATCTTTAAGTAATCCAAATTCTACTTCTAAAGATTCATAGAAGTTCTGCATAATAGCATTAGGAACCCTATGTAACTGTTCAAGGATTGCCATAGTAGTGCCAACAGGGGCATTACTAGGCATTTCTGCAGCTTTCTGATCAATAATAGCACTTGGCTTTCTTATGCTGTCTTCCAAGTCTTTCTTAAGTTCATTAAGTGCTGGACTTGGCTCTCTATATGGTAATGGCTGAATAGCATCTTGAACAGCGCCAGAACACATAATAGGAACAAACTCACCAGGAGCTGGGCAAAGGTTATTATTCTCTAAACGAGTACCTTGTTGATATACTCCACCAGGAAAGTTTGCATATATTGCAGCGTTGATAAGCTGTCTTTCCAGAGAAGTAGCTGCTTCAGCAAGACCGCCAGCATAATGTACTAATCCATATCCAGCACCTCTTAACGAAGTTAACATGTAGTAGTTAACGAAATACTCTATTCTTGTTCTGTAAGGATCGTTCTCTTTCCAATTGCGATAAAGGCCAACAACTTGTCCCGATTCTCTATCCAATGTAACTATGTAAGGAGAAGGTATGCCATCATTAGTAACATGGTCATCTCCTTTAATGCATAAATCAACATGAGATTCGTAAAGACTATAGATGTCATCTATCTTAGAGTTTATACGATCATAGCCAGAGACCTTATTAAGTTGTTCTCTTATAGGATCATCAGTATTATCGTTGTCATCATCTTTGGCTAAGTCTACATCCTTATATAATCCCATTAATGTTCGTACATTAAAATCTTTTTCTGATAAACGTAATATGTGAGTTCTTCTAGAAGCAGTTAAATGCGTAGAATGAATATTATTAACAATAAAGTCTTCTACTGGAATAGCTTGAGAAACTGGACGTCTTAAAGTAGGACAAATATAAACCTTTTTATATGAAGAACCAGCTATAAAGGTCCAAGCAGCAGACTGCATAGCCTCTTTCCCATATTCTTTAGCTACACATTTAAGATAATAGTTAAACCAATCCTTCATTCTTTCAGCAAGAGCATAAAGTTCATCTGTAGGATCACCGACTATATACGTATTAGCCATACCAGAAGACTTGAATATTAAACTTCTTACAGAAGCTAATAAGCTTTGCAATGTCTCAAATGCTGCTGCCGAGAAAACTTGTGATGCGCCTTTAAATGGTAGATCATCTTTATCCGCATGAGCAGTCAGATCAAGCCCCATAAGTTTAATCATTTTAGACACTGCTTCAAATAATGCTGATTGGCTTTCTATATCATCATCAATGGCATCTCTAAGAGTACCGCCTATCTCTCTTAGTTCCTGATCATCTAAGATTAAAGCCAGATTCTCTTTAAAATGTCTTCTTGGATTATAAGCATTAGAGTTTTCATCTCTAACTGGCTCAAAAGATGCTGAGCCATCAGGGAAACGAGTAAGAACCAATTCCCCACCAATTATAGTTCGACTTGGTTGAACATTGAGTGGCGTAGAAAGAATCGGATGCTGACCCCCTTCGGGCTCCATTACGTTGATATCCATCAAAAGCTTTCTTTATTCTCTAATATGTAAATACAAGCTCCCAAATCACCAGACATTGCTAATTCAAATATTACGTCCTTAACGGACTCTACTTTGTCTAACTCTTCTTCTCCTTCCTCACAAAATACAAACTCACGGTTATATTCCCCGCTAGCTATATCTTCTAATTTCTTCTCCATATCCTCTCCATTTTTCCCTTGTTTCTTATACTCCTGAGCAAGAAATTTAGAGATTATCTTTATGTTTTCTATAAGATCATTATGTATATCATCTAAAGTCATGAGATTAACTTCCCTATTTTGTTTATTACCTACTCTTTAATGATGTTTTATTATTGAGATAGGAGTCAAGTTAGACATTGAAGATATTAAGCTTTGTAGGTATCTTTAAGAAGAGGAGGAAATTAATGAATAATGTAGATTATAAAGATATGTCGGATAATCAAGCTGTTTTCTGTTTTAGAGAATGTCTTGAAGAAGCAATGAAAATTGCAATAGCAAAAGGATGGACTGATGTAGAAGTGCCTAAGACAAATTTTAAAGGGGAAAAAAGTTTTAAAGATGAGAAGGGGTTTCTAATCTTAAGGAGAACCAGGGGAAAATCGTTAGGTGATGTTATTCAGGCAATTTACGGCCATAGCGGTTTTTATCCAGAAATGGCAAAGAAGGCCCAACAAATCAATGACTGAAGATGAAATTAAGCAGCAAATCAAAGACTGGACATTAGAAGAGGAAGAACGAGAAACTTGGATAGCAGAGAATAATATCTTATCTAAGATAATTGCAATAGGATGGAATGAAGTGAAAGCATTACCTAAAGAACTAGCACTATACCAATTCTATTTAAAGTATCGCCACTATAAAGACGGATGCCACCCGGCTAATAAGGTTAGGCCTCTTTTAGTAGAGCTTTTTTCCCAGTTAGATAGGTTTCATGATAAAAAGTGGTTTGAATATAAAAGGAAAAACAATCTCAACGAAATGCAAGCAGAAGGCATTAAATGTGATTTACGAGAATGGATGATCGCTAAAGATATAGAACAGTTTAAGACTTTAACTAAAGAGTTTATAGAGGCTTTTGACAAAGAATGGGAAACAACACATGAATGAAGATCTGATTGACTCAGAGATTGATACGCAATATGCAGTTTACAAGAAAGAAGTAGAGCGTCATATTGAAACATTAAATAATTTTGAAACTCAAGTGGAATTCCCTATCCTAGAGCTTCCTATAGATCCCAGCACAAATATATTTACTGATTATTTAGATGAAATAAACAAAAGAAAACGAGACCATAAAGAAGTTCTTGATAGACTATCAACAGCTAAACATGATTTTGCATCATTTCAAAAAGAAACTATCTGTAAATTAGGTAGAGCTTTGTTAAAGATAGAAGAACAATTCCCAGAATTTACAGTATGGAAAATGTATAAGGAAAGTCTACCTAAGGAATGTTATCATTGTGGCAGAGGCCCATCATACAGTGAAGCTGGGGCGCTAGACCAATTAGAAGAAGAAATAGAGTCAGTTTCTCTGAAAACAGTGGAAAGACAGAGATTAGACTATTATATGAATAAATTTTATGGAGACAATTATATGAATAAATTTTATGGAGACAATTATATGAATAAATTTTATGGAGACAATCCTTATAAATTTTATCACTATAGCAATGGCTGGTGGAGAGATGAATAAAGATCTAATGATTCAAAAAGGCATTCTTCAACAATGGTGGAATGAAATAAGTGATAAAATCTTAATAACAAGCTTAACAAACTTAAAAGCAGATATTCAAAGAACATTTATTGCAGCTCAAATAGCTGTAGATACTTTCCATTGGAATAAAACATATCATGATAAATTATTCCACCAGTATAGAATATTAACATGGCAGAAATGGAAAAAAGTCTATCCTCTTGAAGAACTTAAGGAACTTCTTGAAAAACTTGAAGCACAAGGATGCCGCCATATCCAAAAACCATGGTATGAAAAATGGAAAGAGGAGAGATTCTTCTTTACTTCTAAAAAGTTCTCTAAAAAAGAAAAGACGCAGATAGCTAAAGCAAGACATGAGTTAGGAATAGAATATTTAGCATACAAGGAATCCAGACGACAGCGCAATATAGCTTATAAAGCCTACCTACAAGCTGATAGGGCATATAAAGCTTTCCTTGTCAAACATCAGTTGAACATACCTATTGCATGTGACCCTAATCTTGTAGTAGAAGATTCTAATAAGATAGAAGAATTAATGGAGGAGAATGGGAATGAGTAATGAAACAGAGCGCAAAATAAATTACCTACTTCCTGATCCTCAAGGCAGCGCACAAACACAAATGATAGGAATTGTATTCAAAGTAATAAATGATATTCTTCATATTGAAGCTGAAGTAGGAGACAGAAGTACAAATACTTCAAAGATATATACATTTAAATTAGACGCAGATCCCAATGATATTGTAACTAGTAAGTGGGATTGAATATGGATAAATTTCTAAATGAGTTAGAAACAGAACGAAGGGGAGGAGAACTACGCGAGGCTATTTTAAAATTATTAGCACGCATAGATGCATTAGAGGTTGAAATATTCGAACTTAAAAAATGGCTACATTCACAATCATCTTAAAAGATAAGAACACAGGAGAGGTCAAAGACATTCCTACTGAAAATGCTCACAATGCTCATGATAATACCAATGATGAGGGAAGCGATCTACTTTTGCATATGCTTTCAATAAGGCTATCTTCATACGGTATATCTGATATTCCATAGAATCAAACAAAGAGTCATAATGCTCCTCTACAGGCTTTCCTTGTAACTTAAGTTCAGTATTTATCATAGACCACTTTAGAAAAACAGCACTATTAACATACTCGTCATATATCTTTAGAAATAGCTCCTGAATCTCATCGAATTTCTTATCAATAATAGAAGGTGCTTTTAATCTATTAACATTTTTAGTGCTCCACGTATCTTTATCTCTATTAAAAGTGTTCTGTAAATCATCAGGCAATAGAACTCCATCTTTATCTACATAAACTGTAGCAGGTTCTTCTATCTCCTCAGTAATTATAGGGATCTCCATTCCCGGCTTTAGATTTTCCGGTAATTCTGCATGTTGTCTAACTATCTTCATTTACTCAGCGCCCATGCTAATGGCATCTACCTTCTGATACGTCTCTTCGATCTTATTCATCACATCCGTGTCAGTAATGATCTTAAGCCTCTGCTCACACAGCTTACCATACTCTTCACCCTCTTCTGGAGATAGCCCTCCCGAAAGTACCTTGCCAAGTACATGCTTAGATAACATATTGATATCCTGAACAGTATCCATAGTCCCACTATATTCAAGATTAACCCTAAGACCTTTCCTAGGAGGATACACTCTATCTATAATAAGCTTACACGCATTAACATCACCTTCTAATGCTAATTCTACTAGCTTAGCATAGACAGCATAGGCATTCTCTTCTCCCATTTGCTCGAGTGCAATAGTAGCACTGTTTCTAGAGCCTACAGGCCGTCCTGGACCACCAGACCAACCTTTCTTAAAAGAAGTGCCATTCTTAAAAGAAGACGCATTTTTAGATGGGCTGCCCTTTTGCTTTATCTTATATATGCTACTATTCTTATCTTTTACTCCCAGCGGTCTGCCTGCTTTACGTTTAACAATATTCTCAAACATCTATGTGTTATTTCCTCCAGAAATTAATTATTAGACTAGTCTAATATATTTCGTAGTATAAGGCAATATGTCTTCAATAAGAACCATCAAAGAATGGATCATTGGTGGAACAGAAATTTTTATACAAAGATTTTTCCTATCTTTCTGGAAACAAATAAGCCTATTAAGGCTATTAAAATCACAAATAAAATCACATAATTCTAATGAGTTCAAATCATCAAAATAGAGTTCGAAACGTAAATCACGAGATTTATACGGCACTTCATCTTGATGCAATTTAAGATATGCCTCTTTGGCACCATCTAATCCTAATGTATCTAGATCCAATTTAAATTTACTCATAGAATCCTTCTTTATTATAAACTTTTTTCTTTATGTTGATTCTAGAAAGGAGAGTTCTCTAGAATCATTAACAGATCAACAATGAAAGGAAAACCAAAATGATAATCCTCTTATCAGGGTAAAGACATTACACTTTTACCCTAACCTCTTTATACCACAAAAGCAAGTATGTACTACTTAGCTCTTGCAATTTTCATGATGATACCACTCGCTGGGGAATTTATCGACTCCGATTCCTAGATATGATTTCAATAATTCCATTTTTGTTAAGTACTTCTGATAAGAAATACATCCTTTCGGCGGTTGCCAATCTTCAATAATATTTAAATATTTTGCATATTCATCCCAAAACTTTCTGTCTTCTTTTTCCATTGGACTTAAAACCGGCTCTCCATATCCATAAGACCTGCGTATGCAGTCTCTACTATAATATCTGAAATCTATTTTATAAGTTTCAGTTCTTTCCCAAGCTTCCCTTGCTTTATCACATAATATTTTTCTTTCATTCTTCTTCAGTATCCATTCTTTGAATTCACTACTATTAACATACTCATCATATATCTCTAGAAAGAGCTTTTTAGCTTCATCAAACTTCTTATCAATTATAAGAGATTCATTTCTAAACTCATCATAGGTCATTATGGATAGCTCTTTAGGTTTAACTTCATCGAAGTTCTTATCAATCGAAGTAATACCATTTTTAAATTCATCATAAGTCATTGTAATCCCTTGCTCCAAAAATATCTCTCCAATCTATACTGCTGTCTTCCCAAGGAATAGCCACAGTAATAAACCAGTATCCAACTGTTAATGAAAATACAACCCTTATGGGTATATAATAATTCATTTCCTGATGAAGAACCCTACGTGCAATAAATTCTAATTCTGGACTAACATACATAGTTCTTACAAATCTATTGATATCCTCTCTTATACCATATTTATCATTATATTTATCTCTATCACAATTTTCGTTCAATATTAAAAATGCTTCTTCTACTCTTTCCTTAGTCAAAGAATATAACTTGTGTTGTGTAAACATAGCGCTACCAAATGTATTTGCTTTAATGCCATTCTTGCTAGGATGTTGCAAAGAACACAAAGGTTGGCCATCGTTACATAGATGAGCAGGATCAAAGGCATTGTTGAGTTGGCCGATAAATCTAGTCATTGGCTTATATCCTCATTGAACTAAGCTCATCCATTACCCCAGACCCATCTAATATTAAGTCACTTAAACCAGCCATCCTGCAAAAATTTTCTTTCATGTTCGCCCTAACAAGCTTACAATAAAGAAGATAATCTGTTGTATACATAACTATTAAGGTTTTTTGGGGTATATTATTTTCGGCTTTTACTGCCCGTATTTTTGAAATTAGCTCTATCAAATGACGCATAAAAGCACTAGCATTAGTAATTCTCTCGCATTTTTTTACTAATTTTTCAACATCAGCCTTTTCTGTTTCCTCCTTGCGGGCTACTTCATCTACGTCTTCCCAAGTTAGCCCTAGTTCAATTAACTTTTCAAAAACTTCACTTAATCTTGCTTTAAGTTCTTCATTCATCTTATAAACCAATCCTTTATATTTTTCCATACATTTTCCCAAAATCCTAGTTCACTAAGACGATCATAACATGGTATCCATTCCCCAGGTTTTGGCTGCATCTTGCCTAACATATCTTCTATGATATCCTCTAATCGTTTAATGCGACTACCCATTTTTTCGAGGCGTTTTTCAAGTCTACTCACTGCTTTTTTGTCTATCATCCCCATTTTCTTCCCGTCTTAAGTTGCTCATAAATAGCGAAAATAGCATTATCAAAAATAGGCCGATCAATTGCCAGCTCCAAAGGTTTATCATCTCGCCAATAGCTCAAAGGAACAAAATCCACATAAAGATCTCCAACTCTCTTATAGGGAAAAGATGAGGGTAATAAACGAAAGCTTACACTAATGGTTTCGAGCTGGGCAATTCCTTTTCCCATATTAATTTGCCATGGATATATAGTGGTATCTCTCGCATCAATCTTATCCCTAACCTTATTCACAATTTCTAGTATAAATCTGGTATCTTTGTCGGTAGGAGAGGCACTATATTCATAACAGTCAAGTGTTAAATTAAACCCATCTGGGCGCCAAGGTAAGCCACATCTCTTTAGCTTCTGCCACGCTCTTAAAGCCTCTGTAACTGGACCAGGCATACGATGAGGTAAACTGAACCAGTTCGTTACAGTATGAGGTGTTACATGCAGTAACTTGGCAGCTTCCTTAACTGTTAAACCTAACTCATTAAGACAGTCTTTAAATCCTTCTTTTGAAAATGGCATGTCTTATTTCCTATTGTCTTATTTTAATGTCGAAGGGGCCTGTATCATCTTTAAAATCAAGAGCCTTCATTTATATCAGCTTGTATGTAAATATCTTCTTGTTGAATTTCAATTTGTTCCTCTACCACTTCTATTAAGCGGTTTTTGCGTTTGTCTTTAGCAGATATAGGCATAGGCAATGTCCTATATAAAAAAAATGTATCGTCTTCTATTATAAGCAGTGAAGTTATTACTAATCCGTTGAGCATTGAACTTAATAAAACATTGTCTTTTATCACTCTCTATCTCCCTTAGTATAATTAATATTTACATGATGCTGTCACTTATGCCTTCATAATCTTTCCATACGATTCTTCTACTATGCCCATCATTATAGGAACATGCTTCCTTAACATTATCCATTCTTCTCTAAATAATTCGTCTTCAGCAACTCTATCACAAATTGCCGTACACATATCTATGTACCTTGCTAATTCAGATTTATCCCCTTCACTCATTATCTTTGTTCCCCTCAATATATACCGGCACGATGCGATGCTTCTAGAGATTTAATTGAATCATTAATTAATCCCTCAAACAACAAAGAAATTATATCTATTATACCAGCGTGTATTTCATCTACATGCTTTGTTATTTCTTTTTTATTGTTTCCATATTTCAACAAACAAAAGGAAAAGATTTCAAGAAATTTATTACCTACTATTTTTCTTGATACATCATTAAGTCTAACCATGCCCCTCAATAAGTTATCAAAAGAGTTATTGAGTTCTTTAAATTCTGTGCTTTCTTTTATTTCATCAACGATTTCCTTCCTTACCATCATAGATTGTTTATCATCCTTATCATATCTAATCATAGATTTTACTAAGATGTCACAATATTTGCTTTCTACAAAAGAATGAATTGCTTCTTCAGACTTTAGTCTCACCTTAATATAAGATGCTAATTCCTTTTCTAATTCAGATTCTAATTCAGATTTTGTTTCATTACCTATTCTATTTATTCCAAAATCAAGAATTCCATTAGCCCCTTTAATTTGCATCATCTTTCTCCTTTATAATTGTTCCTCAATGTATAGTTCCATTAAGCGGCCTTAGCCGCTTAATTAAATTGTCAAGCATTTCTTCAGCTAACAGGCTAATTATCCTAATATTCTCATTAAATACTTCTGCTGTACTTATACCATCTGCTCCTTTCCCCTCAATCTGCTTATCAAGGGCAATGCCAGCAATAGAAGACAAAAGTATTTCAAGAATTTTATCATGTACCATTTCAGCCGCCATACAATTCATTTTACCAACAATCCTCAAGAATACTTTAGAAGAACTAAATATCTCTTTAACTTCTACGCTATCTCTTATCTCATCAAGGAGCAACTTCACAACTTCATCGTCACTTATAAGTTCTGGTGTTGACACGATGTTTGCAAATTTGGCATAATAATTGCTTTTTGAAAAATCATAAATTGCTTTATTATATCTTTCTCTAGCTGTAATAAACCCCATTGATAGCTTTTCTAATTCTGTGCCAGATTCTTCTATCTCAAAACTAAGCATTTTATAGCTTTCAAATTTCATCACCCTTTTCCCTCATCATCTGTTCCACATATAATAACAAAGCCATTGCATCTGCTTGATTATCGTCTTGCACATCATAGCCTTTGGCCTTAACAGCATCTATTACCATCTGCTTACTAGCATTGCCTTTACCCGTTATATGCTTCTTGATTGTACTAACAGGTACACCTTGATAAGGTATCTTATACTTTTCACACCATGACATTAGTCCACCTAGAAACCCTCCATAAACATGTGCAGCTACTGTTCCTTTATGACCTAAGACTTCTTCAAAATATATTTCATTTATTTTATTAGATAAATTCATATACTCTAGCCATCTATTAAAGTTTAGGTATCTCATGCCGCCCCCATCAAGTCTCTTAGTTGAAAAGTCAACGGTGCCATATGTATATTCCCCCCATGTCTTCTTCCACCAAGGATCATCAATAGCTCTAGCCCATCCAGTCTTAGTACCAAGATCAAGTGTTAATATCGATTTTTTGCTTCCCATGCATTTTTTCCTTAACTTCTTTTTCTATAATCTTTAATCTTTTAGCAAGAGCTTCTTCCTGAGCTGCAGTTGGCCGCTGTCTCCCATCATTCCACTTCCATTCTCCACCCCTATATTTGAGCCGCTGTTTTGCTCTCCAAATCTCATAAACCATACATTCTTATTCCGATTTGTCCTTTTTCTTCCATAAATGTTTTGAGGGAGACCTTATGTAATCTGTAGTAAGCTTCACTATCAATCTTCTGTGTTTTGCATCAAACAATGGTACCTTTGGACGACCAACTACTCCTTCGGCATCTTTAGTACCATTACCTAATTTAGACTTGAACCCTTCTTCTACTATATCATAAACATCGCTATAAGATTTCCTATCAATCAATGGCACAACATCTAACTTAAGTCGTTCACAAATGCCTATAACATTATCTCGTGAAAGCCAATACAAAAAATCATTCTCACCTCGAATAGCTATATCAAATACAATGAACTTTTGTCGGAAAGGATCATCTGGCAACAAATAATCTTGCCCATTTTGTATCTTTTCTCCATAGCCTTCGCCAAATATAATGGCTCCTTTCCAGCCAAATACCTCCTCTAAAGCTTGTTTGTCTACATAAGCTTTAAGGTAGTCAACTATACCAGTTGGTATCTGTGCTGCAGTAGTCCTGCCACCAATTGTTATTTGAGAAAATTTAGATACTCTTCTAGCATTTTCTGGATGACCAATTATAGATTCCGATATCTCAGGATGAAACTCTATCTGAATATTAGTGCCATCAATCTTTTCAGTCCATTGCCATTCGAGAAAAGCTTGCCATTCTTGCTCTTCCCATCTTTCAATACTTGGGTAAGTAGTAACTATCTTATTATCAAAGTCATATTTAGTATTCATAATGTTATGTTCCCCTCAAATATTCCTGTATTTCCTTAAGATCACACATATAATCATCAAAATTAACTTGTTCCCATCCTTTTGTTCTTTTTATTCCATCTATATTCTCGCTAACGTATTTAGCCGTTCTTTCATATATCTCTATGCCTTTCTTAGTTATATCATAAAATGAGCAGCGCTTATCTGTTGTTAAATGTTCCCCTTCAGACTGGAATACATGCCCTCTGTCAATTAAACATTTAAGATTATAACTAATATTAGTAGAGATATATTTAGTACTATCACTAATATCCGTGAAACCTAATGTACAATTAGCTTCGCGCAATAAATGTAATATAATAACTTGATTGACATTACATAAAATACGGTTTTTGAAGAAATACTCAGTTAAATTTCTAGCAAGCATATTAGCAGTCGCTTGTGTTTCCATCAATAATTTAAAGTAATCTATGTTTAAACTCTCTGTCATCTACTTAACTCCTGCCAATATCTTATATTGACAATCAAGGTTGTGTTAAATTTCTTGCGATGGAATTTGCGAATAGCGTTCCTAACCCATACAAGCATTAAACTCCTCCTTTTTATACATATCCTTAGTATAAACACTAGTGGTAATAGGCATCGCTTCTGCTATATTATTAACTTTCTCTAATCTTTTAATACGTGCATTAACACATCTTAATTGATGTTCTAAGCTCTCTACCTTGATCTTCAATACAAAGGTCATCTCTTCCTCTAGGGAACGAACTCTTTTATTTAGATGATAAACACCTAA